TTCCCGTCGTTGCGCTTTGACGGTTCTACTTTCACGGCTTGCAGATGTATTTCCCTGCTCAAAATAGCATCTATGGGATATTTTGAGCCTGTAAGCCCACCATTACCCTTTTTGTCTACCTCTTTCCAGTCTTTCACATCTAACTTTCTTAATAAATTCACGCTGTTGCAGTGATACATAAACCCTAACCTTGAAGCAAGCATAAGGCGTATTTCTTTCGATATATGCCCTTTCTTGCGCAATGCAGCTACCGTTTTCTACACGGTGCCTTTTTATTGCGCTTACGCGCCAAACAATAGCCGTGTCGTGTAACGCAGCCCACAAAGTCTATACCCCGACTTTCCACAGGGAAAATCTGATAATTGCTTTTGATGTGCAGCAGGCGGTCGTTCTCTAAATAGTCGTTAATGTATATTTGAACACCGTTTAAGTAGCGTTTATCAGCGGCCAGTATCTGCATTATAGCCCACTGTACCACACGGTCGCGGTATGGTAGCTTGTATATTTCTCGGCGTTTCAGTTCGTACTTGATAAACACGCTGTATTTGCCAGTAGTGTAGGTATGTTTCAACAACTCCTGCCGTATCTGGTAAATGTTAGCCTGCAAATCAGCTCCAAACCGTTGCACCTCCTTGCGGTTGCGCTTCCCTTTTGAAGCGTTCACGTGTGCCAAATATGGATTTTCAAGCGTACAGATGTCGCCAAATAAATAACCTATTCTTTTCATTGTTTCTGCTTTGCATAGTCGGGAACTTTCGAGGCGGTCGCCCGTCCTACCAATACCCTTTTTGACTTGATATTTTTTGCCCAGTGGCAAGGCTTGTCCCATAATAGCATATTTCTTTTGCAAAGTATAGAGGCGACGAGTTATTCGCATTCGTAGTCGTGGCTGCATTATAAGCATTCGCAGCCGACGCGCCTGCATTCGTGCCATTGTTCGCAGAACCGCCAGCAGCACGAACCCGAAGCCCGCCGCGGGGGACTCCACCTACTGTTATTAGATACAGCAAAACTTATTTTTTGACGAAAAAAACGCCCGCCTGACAGCGGGGTGTAATAGCCCCGCCGCAGGTATATTCACTGTTAGCGCAAAATGTCAAAGAACTATTTTTTCGTGTCGCATTCGGTTACGCTTCAACTATCGGGTCTGCCTCAAAATAGCAGAGAGGCGACGAGCAAACCGCAAGCGTAGCCGCGGCCGCATTATAAGCACTCGCAGCCGACGCACCCGCATTCGTGCCATCGCCCGCAGAACCGCCAGCAGCACGAACCCGAAGCCCTTTACTGGTCTTTGCATTAGTCCAGAAGTAGTCGGCGTAATTCGTAGAAGCAGATGCGCCCACTTCGGTAGGCATACAACATAGACCGTTATAGCTCTTACGCTTGATGTAGCCATCTGTTTGCGGACATTCTGCAACCTTAGTTTTACCCTCTATGGTAGTAGGGTCGAAAGGTGCATACATTGAACGCGAAATGTACACTTCGCTTTTATCTCCCGCGTTCATAATCATACCACGCACCCATCGCCATAGGTTGCCATAGTTAGCGTGTACGAGGCCAAAGAACACAGGTATGTTAAAGGTCTTGTAGGTCGAGCCGTCAGACGCAGGCAGGTTATATGGAACGAGGCACACGCCGTCGCCAGCTTCAAGTCCTACTTTTGTAGGGACAACAGGATAATAGCCGTTGTAACCTGCCCAGTCTGGCATATCGGTTACGCCAATGCCGAAGCCGCCCTGATACAACCCGTTTGTGTCCTTTTCTGCAACGAATGCAGCCTGCGTGTTGGTCGTTCCCATAATGATTTCAATAAGGAACTCCGCAACGAACTGCGCAACAAACCAGTTAGCTTCCCAGCCCTCACCACGTTTGCGGGCATAAGTGCCGAAATTGGTTGTGCTTATCTGTGTGGCAGGCATTCCAAGCATAGACACCTGTGCAGCCTCTGCGGCAGGCGATTTGGCACAGCTGGCTTTATTGAGCGCAGAACCTGCACCGCCTCTGAATTGCTCCGCTTCGCTGATTACCGAGCACAGCTTCGTATTTGTTCTGTCCATAACACCTGCACCCAGCCACGATGTACCGCCAGCAGGAATGCGCGCGCTCACGCCGTTACCGATTGGCTTGTCAAATGTAATGGCCTTTACAAGCGTGCCGCCCTCTGTGAAGATGTTAGCGATAAAGCTGTTCCAGCACCACATACACTGCCCCTGTGTTCCGTCGAGGGCTGCGGGACTTCCGTCTGCGTACTTTGTGCTGTCCGTCGGGTCGAGCTTACGCTTCTTACGGTCGTCTGTTACAAGGTAACGGCCAAGACCGAGTTTTGCAGGCAATTCACGCAATGCCTGAAGGCTTCCGTAGTAGCCTGCTGCGGTAGGGGTGGAATTGGCAGTGTTCCAATATCGCCCAGCAATAGGGTTTGCCGCTCGCTCTACTGCGGTGGCCAGCTCCATACGGTGCGTTTCGCCCGTTTCGTCCATGACTTCGATGCGCATATCTTTTAATGCGCCTTTGGCTTCGGCAAGGTCGTTAATACGCTTGCCGTTCTGGAATGCCGCCAATACGGCGAGCAGTCCCTTTTCTTGTTCTGATGTCAATGCCATAAATATATAAATGATTAAGTTAAACGTATATTACCCGAATTATCCAGCCGTACGCTGTCGCCTGCAAGCCTGATGCGCGGCGGCACTACGGCAATGGTCAGCGTCTTATATACGCTTGTGTTGGCAGTGGCAATGACCTGCACAGTGCCTGCGCCCTCCTTTAACGGTACGATATGCCCGTCGGGGGTAAGCGACACGATGCTATTGTCGCCGATAAACAGCAGAGAGCCAAAGCCGAATGCAGGCAGTGCGCGTGCCTCAATTTTCGGGCGTGCCGTGTTTCCAAGCGTAATACTGTCGGGGCAGTATGATATTTCCAATTTCGTAGGCTGCTGAACATTCTGCGAACTAAGCAGATTAACCAGTTTTTCAACCATTGCACGGGTGGCATTACTCTTTTGTGTTTCTGCCGTTGCGGCTTTGGTGGCAGCGTCCACGCCTGCCAGTCGCTTGTCTACGTCCGCCGTTATCTCTGCGACGTTGGTGTCAAGAAACAACGCCAGTGCATTGCGCACACTGCCGCAGCACTCTATAAGGTCTACGAACAGGCTGCCCACCATTTCTGCCGTTACGCTTTTCGTTATCACAGCGTCGCGTATGGTTTCAGCCCTTTTTCTAAGCTCTGCGGTTTCTATTGCCGCAACTCTGTTTTCTGTCAAATTCATTATGCAAACACGTCGTTAAATTGATTAGTAAACAACCGTACAAGGGTCTGGCCGCTTTCTGATACGACCGCCTCGCCGTTAGCTATCTGCTTCTGCACCTGTTTTATCTTGTCCACCACAACGCCGTCAGTAGTGGCCACAGCTACGCCCATAGTGCCGTTTGCCGCGCTGCGTATGCTATCGACAGACCATACCACTGAACCGTTGATAAGTTCCGTGCGCCAGTCGCGCCCGAACGGTGGCAGTATGATGTCGCGCAGGCGGCTGCCCGTTGCTTCCAACAGGTCGGCCGTGTCCTGCTGGCTTATATCCGTGGCAGGTACGATGCCACGCAACTGATATGCTTTCTGTACCTTTGCGTCTACGGTGTCCTCAAGCTCCCATTCGAGCACCTGCCCATCTTGCAGCCTGTCGGTTATGCAGATATTGTTACGCTCTGCCAGCGCGAAGACGCCAGTCGCGCCACCGAGCACCTGCACGGCTATGTCTATTAGGCTTTGCCTGTCTTTTACCATTACCTGCATAATGTGCTATCTTATATTTATCACGCCGTCAGCGTCTACCTGTATAGTATGCACGTCTACGCCCACGGCTTTAATCATTTTCTTTGTTTCTGTCGGCCAGAACACGTCCCGCGTGCCACCGATATGCTGGCGTACCTCTGCGCCTATGAGCGGCAATTCCTTGAACTCCCCACGGGCAGCCATTAGCACGCATTCAATGACTTGCCCCTCGCAGTTATCGACGGCAGCCGTTTTGTGCTCCACGAGCAGGTCGCCCGTCTTGTTATCTGTCAGTAGTCCTTTCATTGCTTTACCTTTTCATTTTCATAGTCGCCACGCTTTGATAGCTGCAAGGATTTGCCAGCCCACGAGTTTACGCCAGCTTTCAGTGCGCTGCCGCCGTCCTGTGGAACTGGTGTCCAGCCAGCCAGTGCCTTTTTCAAAGCATTTATATCTTTCTCTATAATGTTCAGGCGTGTGGTAACGTCTTCAACCTTGACCAGTCCGCCCAGTTCGCCACCATTCATAACGATGCCGTCGCCGTTCAGCTCTACGCTGATGCTGTCCGCCATATTGATGCGCACACCCTGCTCGTCCAGAACCGCCCGCGCTGTGTCCTCACTGATAACCACCTCGATGCTTTCCACGTCGTCAGTCAGCAGAACTGCGCCCGCCATACCGTCAGACAGGAAGCCTACGATGACAAAGCTGCCCACGCGCGGAAATTGCACCACGCCGAATTTTGCCTGCTGGTTTGCCTGTAAGTTCACGCCCAGAATAGGTGCGTCTTCATTCAGCGGGTCGCAGTCGCAAGTGCGTGCCGTCTTATCCACGGCCGTAACCATACAGGCGACACAGCCGACGGGTGCCGCACCCTGCTGCACTATTCTTTGTATTATTTCCTGCGTGTTCATTCTGCCACCCTTTGCCCTAATGTTATGTCCTGACGATAGCCGCCAGTGCTGTATTTAATCACGTTCTTTTTTATCTGATAGACACCCATAGGCGTGTCGTCTATCTTGATGCCTACCGCGTCGAGCTTATCTGCGAGTTTGTAGCCGAATGTGGTTAGGTTTCCTTTCAAGCCGTCGCGCTTTAAGCGTTTCACTTCCTGCTCCGCCCACGCCTTTAACTCACTTTCTTTCTTGTTGTATGTGTGTATGGTGCGGCGTTCGCCGTCAGCGTCGCCGACTTCAACCTTTATTTTTTTATTGTTCGGCATAAGGCTGACCGCCTTAATGCACAGGCGCATACTGTCTGCCTTTTGTTGTTCGAGGCTGTCGTCGCTAATGATATTTATGCCTGTGGCGAAAACCTGCGAAATGGTTGCCGATGTTTTAAATAGAACGCCTGCATATAAAACAGGCTTCCCGTCTTCGTACTTGAAAAAAGACCTGATGCCGTTTTGTTGCAGCTTGCCCAGCATACTGGCCACCGTGTCGGAAGTTACGCGGTACTGTCCGAGGTGCTGTTCGCCCATTACCTTAATTGTGTAACCGATGTTCTGGTCTTTCAGCAGCTGTTCAAGTGTCGCGTTCTTGTATGCCTTTTTCTGTGCAGGTAGCTGTTTAAGTTTGTACATTTCGTCTTCACAGTCCACGACAATAGGCGTTTTGAAGCCCACCTCCCTGACGTAGCCGACAAAGGCCAGTTCTAAGTTGTCGTCGTAGCCCAGCCACACTTTAACACCGTCGCCCCGCTGCAATGGTACGCGGCTTTCGCCGTCCCACTTCAACTTTTTAGGCAGCGTGATTTTGCAGGTATCTGTCAGCCTTTCTGTGTCGCGGGTTATCTCTACTTCCGTAACATAGTCAAGCTGCCATTTTTTCGCGCCTGTAAATTCTATTTTTGCACAAAGTCTGTACATTGTTTAACTACCTTTTGAATGGTTATCAAATGCTATTTATAATCGGTACCGTACACGTTATAATCGCCGTCGCTTATCATTGAAATTTCAATAGGCTGGTAATTGCTTTCTGTCCTTTGGCTGGCAGAAAAGCTGCTAATTACTACCTTACTGATGTCGAACAGCTCCAAGAATGCGGAATGCACATAAATAGGCTCGTCCGCGTTGAAAAAGTCGTGCAGCTGCGTTATACCCTCCGACGGGTATTTATCGACAATAAGGCCGTTTTCTACTGCCTGAACACCTACCAGCACGTTAATGGAATAGTCGCCGTCGCCGATGTATTCTTTCACGCTGCCAGCCATACCCACAAGGTTTGTTTTAATGATATTCTTGCTTTTGGCTATGGCTGCGATTGCGTCGTTCATCACCAGTTCTTCGCCGCTTTCCTTTCTGAACGTCAGCTCGCACAGGGCGTAACGGTCTGCCCACGCACTTTTGTCCGTGTAAGGGCTTGCGACGTTCTGCGCCTGAATGGTTGCCCCGTCGCCGTTCCAGTCGGGCGATGCCGCAGTTCTGGCAGGGGAGAACCTGTACAGTACGCCTTTCAACTGCTGTGCCGCGCTGGCGGCCACGAATTTGAAACTAATAGGTAACATTTCAGTCCGTTGCTAAATTAGTGTCATTCAACGCCGACAGCAGGGCTTCTGCTACTACGTCTTTAATACGTTCTGCACCCTCTTTCATATTTGCCGTATGTATTTCAATACGTTCTACCAGTCTGTCTACGTTAATGGTTATATTCTTTATCTTGCTTCCGCTTTCACTGCTGCTGTCGCCGCTTTTGTCGTGCTTCTTCGATTTGGTGTTTCCTGCCGTGCCGCCCGTTACGTCGGGAACTTTCGGCTGTGCCACAACAGGAACTACCGCAGAAGGCTGTGCCTTTGCCTTTTTCTTGCTGACGTTCTTTTTTTCGCCCGCCTTGATTTCGGCGTTATACGCTTCGCTGAATGCCTGCCCGACCTTTTTGCCAAAGTCGCTGTAAGTTCCTTTGAGCCTGTCCAGTGCCGCAGATATTCCGCCAGCGTCCAACTTGAAAGCTGCTTTAATCAGGTCGCCGACAGCTCCAAATGTCTGCTTTGCCAGTAAACCGATGCCAGTAAACACCGTTTTGAACGCAGCCCATAAGCCTTTGAGTACCGCGCGGAATTTTACAGATGTATTCCAGAAATACACGCCCAGCGCAATAAGCGCAGCTATGGCAGCAGCCACCCAACCGATAATAGGGATATTCATAATCGCCACGCCAACGGCACGGCAAGCTGTTACAGCCGACAGCTTGAACGCAGAGAATGAAGCAGATGCAATACCCGCAAATGTTGCGGAAGCTCCGCCAGTGGTAACGAGTGAAAGCAGGAATGTTCCCAGTGCCTTGATGCCCTGCAATATCCCGACAGTACCAAACCGTAGCACGGCAAGCGTAGCGCGTGCAATGTTCAGCATAAAACCATTTGAAGCAAATTGCCCCGTTATCAGTTCACGGTTCATAAAAGCCATTTGCAGACGCGATGCGAAAACAAAACGCTGAATGCGCGACCACATACTTGCCCACTGCAAGCCTTTGACAGATGCCATTACGCTGCCTACGCCCTGAATTAGCGGCATAAGCTGCGAAAGGGGTACAAGTGCAGAGGTTAGCGTACCCACCCAGATAGACAGGTCGCCTGTGGCTTGAAAGATAGATATTTTCATATCTTTAAAACGCTGCTGCACGCGTGCCTGACGTTCTGCGTAGCTGTCCATTACTACGGCTGCCTGTTCCTCTGCGCTTTTCGTGCCTGTTATCTGGTCTTGAAAAGCCTTTATTTGGTCGCTGCCCTGTACCAGTGCGCGGGCGGCGTTGGCATTCTCCATACCAAACAACTTGCTGAACAGTGCGGAGTCTTTCATTATAGGCTTCAGCATATCGAGGCGTTCTTTCAGCGTCAGACTTTTGTCGCCCAGTTTTAGCACGTTAATGCCTGCCGCTTCCAGAGCTTCGCGCGTGTCCTTTGGCAAGAACCGCCCCTGCCCCAATATGGCCAGCGTGTTGCGCAGAGCCACACCGCCCTCGCTGCCTTTCTTACCTGCCTTGTCCAGCACCTGTATGGCGGCGTTTGTTTCTTCAAAGCTGACATTGGCCGACTTTGCCGCCATACCGCACTGTTCGAGGGCTGCCTTAATGGCTGGAAGTTCCGCACTACCTGCCTGCCCAGCCGCCGCCATTACGTTCATCATATCGGCCATTTTACGGCTGGCTTCCAATGGGTCGTCCAATGAAACTCCGTACTGGTTCATTGCCGTGGTAAGAACTTCGGCGGCTGCCACGCCGTCATTGCCCATTAGCTTGCTGGTGGTCTGTATGGAGGTACCCATGGCTTTGAGAGCTTCGGGGCATTTAGCCAGTTCGGGCGTGAGCTGTGACAAAAGCAGTTTGTAACCCTCCACCGCAACGCCTGCGTCCGTACCGAATGCCTGCGCACTCTCTCTGGCGTAGCCCTCTATTTCTTTCAGACCTTTACCCGTGACGCCAGCCACGGCAGAGAGGTCGTGCATTTGGCTGTCCAGCGTTATGCCTGCCGTTGAAAGTGATTGAATGGTCGAGTCGAATTTTGACATATAAGACGATGCAAGGTCGAACACGGCAAACTTTCCAGCCAATTTCGTAACGGTAGACATAGCTCCGTCGACAGACGCGGAAAATCTGCCTGTCGCACTGGTTATGTTGTTTATTTCGGCGGAATAATTACCGCCTACGTTAAAATTGTACTGAAAATTTTGCATATCCGACTTTTTTTACTTATACTTGCACCGTGTTAAATGCAACAGAATGGAAAGTGTTTTAATTTTTATAGGACAAGCGCTTACCGCATTCATATATATAGGGATGTTGTTGTTACCTCTATATGTATCATTGCTGCTTATTCGTGCCTTTGTTCACGATTTCTTTTCAAGAAACAAGCGCGCCAGTAAGTCTGCCTGATTTTTCAATCGTATTTCTTCAAGCCATAGAGCCTGCGCATACCACCAAGCGAAGTCTTCGTCGCTGCCTGCCGTTGGGTCAATGTGTAGGTTTGAGCGAATAAGGGCACAGGCTTTGACAAACCCGTCTTTATCCTCTTTCCCCTCCACGTCAACCTCAAGCAGGTGCGACGTTATAAGTTTTTTACGCGACCCGTCGCACTGGTAAGCAACACATTAAGCTGCTGCAAGCAGGTAAGGAACAGCACGCTGTCCTGTCTAAGCGGTTCGCTTCCACCGAGCCAGCAGCCGTCGAACAGCGTTTTACCGCTCTTAACTTCGTCTGTCTTCGACAACTTCGTAACGGCGGCCATAATGTCGATAGACGGGCGGCGGAAATATCCCTTGTGCAGGTCGTCGCCGTCCTCCACTTCGATACAGAAGACCTTACCGTGCTGCTTTTTCCACTGTTCTACGTTTTCAGCGGTAACACCGCCGTTAAACTCCTTGTATGCGTCTTTATCCATATTTATAAACTGTTTAATGGGTTGTTAAATGCTGTTTAACTGTTTATTTTGCCCAGTCGATATTTGACAAAAGCAGGTCAAGTTCCACGGTCTTGCCCGTGTCGCCCTCTTTCCAGCCGCGCTTGTTGTTCTTGAACATACAGTTACGCAGCTTGTCGGTTTTCACGATGCCGCTGTCTGGCATATATGTTACATTGATATCGAAAGGTGCAATATCCTGCAAACGCCCGTTCACGCTCTGCGCCTGTATGGCTTCCACTTCCTCTTGATAAAGCGTGATTTTGGCGGTAGGCTTAATGCGCCCCTTACCATAGCCGACAGGGTAGCGGCCTGCGCCGTACTTGACTTCGACCTCTTGGTCGTCGCTGTATTCTATCGCTACTATTCCAGTAACGGGCACGCCCGCGATAGTAGTAACGATGTCTGCCCAGTCATACAGTTTCCCGTTAATGAAAGGGACTCCGTTGTTTATTACTTCCATTGCTATACTGTTTTAACGTAACCGATTTTCACTCTGATTTTACGCGCCACGGCCACAGCCACGTTTTTGATAACGATTTCTACCTCCGAGGTGCTGCCCACGTTCTGCTCAGGGTCGATTTCGGCAGAATATCCGCTAAGTTCCCCTGCCTTTTCCATTTCCTCTAAGGCGATGTTTGCCGTGCTCTGCAAATGCTCCACGGTGTAGGGCTGCATTTTGCCCGTAACGGGGTCGATATAGACGTTGCCGCCCAGTTCTGGCGTAACATACACGCGAATGCCACGCACGGCCTTGTCCATAGTGCGCACGTTCTCAATGGCGGCATAGTCGCTTGTGGGCAAGTCCATATTATGGCTGTCGTTCCAGTAGCTGCCAGCGATGCCAACGTGGGTAATAAGGAAGCAATAACGGCCAGTGTCCAGCTTCGCGAGCTCTGCCTTGTCGATGTCGCGCACAAGCACGCCGTCCGATAAAGCAGGCTGGCTGATGCCTGACGGGAACTTCTTAACCCACGCTATGCACTGATGCACGGCGGCAAGCGACATGGTGGCAAGCATTACGCCCACAGCCGACACGCTGGCACGCGTGCTGTTGTCTGTATGGGCGAACAATGCCGCACCAGTTCCGCCACCGTCCTGCGCAATGCAGACGCTTACACGGCTTTGTCCAGCCGCAAGGTTGGCGGGCAGCTTCTTGTAGTCTGCCACTTTGGGCGCGTAGACCACCGAAAGGGGGGCGTTTTCTTCGTCCAGACTGTCGGCCACATTTTGAATGGCTACAATGTTCTGCGGGGTTAGGGCGGTCGTTCCGTCCCAAATACCAATCTGCCTAATTTCGCCCAGTGCATAGTGCTGCATGGTCTTGATTTCGGCAAACGTGTGCGTGTCTGGTTTCGCGAAGATGCCCAGATAAAGGGTAATGCCCTTGTTTACGCGGAAGATTTCGGAAAGCTGGTAATGCAGCACCCTGATAGACCACGCAGCCTTTGCGTCGGCTGTAATGCCCAGCTGCTCTGCCTTGTCAATGGTAGAAACGCCCTGCACGGGGGCTGTCTTAAAAGCCTCTGGCACTTCGGTAGACAACAGGTAAGCGACAAGGCCGCTAACATGGTCTTTGCCTGCCACGCTTTTAGGAACGTTGCCGTTCTGTCTGTTAATGGTTAGACCTGTACTCATTTCTTTTTCGTTTAATGTAAATTGTAACTGTGGCCGCTGCACCGAGCAGGACGGACAATAACCCGCATACCAGATAGCTGTCCGTGGCGGGCTTTTGTCGTTTCTTTACCTGTAAGGTACTGGCCGTTTTGCTATGTTCGGCGGCTTTTCTCGCTGTGCTGACCTCTGCCGCCTGCGCCGTCTTCTGACGTTCCCGCGCGCAGTCCGTTGTTCTTACCTGTCTGCGCTGCCTAATGGCTGCTTTGACTGGCGGCAAGCCCGTGGCACTGTCGGCAGGCTGTGTGGTGTCAAAGATAACGGCTTGCATATCGAAGCTGCTGGCCTGTTGCATTACGCGTTCAAGCTCTGCGTCCATACGGGCATATAGCAGGCTGTCGCGCTGCGTCTGCTGGCTGCTACTTAACGCAGTCGCTGTCGTCTGTTCCAGCGTCGCAGTTTTCGTACTTCCGCAACTGACGAGAAACAGGGCAATTGTCAGCATAGCTGCAAGACGGTATTTTCTCAACCGCTTTTCTAAATTTATCCACATCACGGCGTAAACTGTTGATTTCTTTTTTCAGCGGTGTAACGATGCTTTCGACAAGAATGTCGTTTGCCTTGCGCACGTTGTCCAGCTCGCTGTTTTTAACGCCAGCGAGCTTGTTCTGTACCTCTGCACGCAGGCCGTCTATTTCTGCCTTATACTTCGCGGCTTGCAGTCGGCTGCCCACCCACGCGCCAATCGGCGCACTAAGGGCGGAAGCGAAAGAAGACACGATAAGCGTTGTTACTTCGCTGTCCATTCATTTTTACTGTCTTATACCAATACTTTGAAGCCACGCAGGAACGTCGAAAGACGGGCAAGCCTTTGCCCCGTTCAGCTGCCTGTGGCCAATTATCTTTATGTTAGGGTGCTTTGCGTGGAAGTCGAGGACATAGCGTTCCAGAGCGTCTTTCTGCGCCTGTGTGCGGGTGTCTTCGGGTGTCTTTCCGTCTGCTGCGCAGCCACCAGCATAGACGATATGCCTGCTTACGCTGTTATAGCCTGCTGCGCCGTTGGTTACTTCCCAGTCGTCCACCCATTCGTCCTCGTTGTTCCTTACGAGCCGTTCAATGCGCCCGTCAAGGTGTACAAGGTCGGTATATCCTACCTGCTTCCAGCCTCTGCCGTCGGGCGGGGGCGAAGTGTGCCACCGCCTAATATCGGCGGCGGACACCTCACGACCTGCCCGTGTGGCAGTGCAGTGTATCACTAAGTATTTAAGCCGCTTTTCCATTAGGCAGTAGCACTGACGATAGCAGCACGGGTGCAATTCGCTTTAAGCGGCAAGGCAATGCCGTATTTGCGGAAGTTCACGAGGTTGCGATGATACAAAGGGTCGTTCTTCGCTTCGCTGTGGTAGAACTTCACAGAGCCGTTGGCTTTCATCATACTGCCGACGTGGAACGCCACGGAAGCCTGCTGTTCTGTACCTGCTGGCGTTTTGCCGAATGCAAGTTTTTTAAGCGTGCTAACAGTGTAGAACGGGCAGTTGTTGTATTCGTAAATATCGAAGCCGTACAGGCGTGTGATTTTGCCCTCGGTGTCGTTGATGTTGTAGTGCTCCGCATAGTTCTTGCTGGTTTCGAGCAGGTCATTGCTATGGTCTGGACACAACACGAGCACACGACCCTCCTGCGGCATGCCCATTAAGTCGCACTGGCGTTTCAGTTCGACAAGGTCGGCTGGTACCATTTTCTTGCGGCCGCCGACAGCTTCGCCCGTGGTAACGAAAACAGGGGTTTTCTTTGCCACGTTCGAGTCGGGCGCATAGGCGTGCAATGCCTTTTGGTACGTCGCCTCTTTAAGCGATTCGCGGTGGCGTTCCTGAACACTCCCCATTTTGTCGTAACTGAGGGCGTGCAGTTCGTCGTCTGTTACTGGCGTTGCCTCTGTGTCGAACTTGTCGAGGCTGACGGGCTTGTCTGCGTCTTCCAGTGTCTGAATGTTAAGCGGGTAGGTGGTGTTGTTGATTAACACTTTCGGGTCGCCGCCCAGCTCTGCAAAGTGGATAACGTCATTTTCCACATACTGGTCATACGAGCGCACGCGGTCAAACCAGCTTACGGCCGTCGGGGGTGTACGGAATGCCTTAATCATCTCGCCCGTCCACACCTCTACCAACACGCCAGAGCGCAAGGCCGACTTTGGGAAAGATGCGCCCACGATAAGCGCAACGGCATTCGCCACGATTGCACCGACAAGCGAAGAACCGCCGAAAGCTAAGACACTGACGGCTGCACCTACGACGCTGTTAAAACACAAAGCGCAGAGCAGTAGAAGCAAAGCACTTTTCTTTGTCATTTTCTTGTTTTCCATTATCCTTAAAAAGTTTGTTAGTTATTCTTTGATTACAGGGCACTCAATGCCATACTCCCGCTTATACAGGCGCGCATACTCTTTGGGGTTGTCCTTGCGAAGCTCGAGCAGCTTGTCTTCTGGCACGTCCGACAGCTTCGCATACTCCTGCTTGCCTGTTGGCTGTTGCTTGCCTGCGTTGTCGTTCGACAAGTCCAGCATGTCGGTAGGTTTGCGGGCGGGCTGCATAAGGTTCAATGTTTCCGTAAGGCTCTGGAGGCCTGCCGCCTTGCCCAGATTGATGAAATGGTCGCGCTTGTCGGCCGTGATACGTCGGTCGGCAATGGCTGCGTCCACGGCTGCCGTTACATTGGCAAGCTGCAAGGTCTCTACCTGTTCCGCCTTTTTGTTCAGGTTTACGATTGCGTCGTGTACCTGTTCCTCGGTTGCCGTTTCGGGAAGTCCGAGAATAAGCAATGTTTCTTTTTTCATTTTTGTTTGTTGAATTATGTTTGAATTTACCGAATTGTCGGTGTTTGACAGCTCCAGCAGGGGCAGCAAGGGCGACGCTTCGCCTGCTGACAGTTCCAGAAGTTTTCCACTGTTCATTAGCTTCAATGCGTCGTCATTGCTGCCGATGTCCACAATGCTGACCTCTAAGAGCTTGCCACGCGTAACGGTGGCACGGCTTTGCCCTTGTATAAGGTGCCGTGGGTCGGTACTGGTTTCCAGTATGTCGACAGACGCGCTGCACATATTCAAAAAACCTTTGTCCCATTTGTTTGCGATTTTCTTTGCAAAGTCGTCCTCAAGGTCGAAAACTGGAGTGCCAATCAAGCGGTCGCCGTCGATGCGCAGGTTTTCCATGCGACCGATAGGCGCGCTGTTGTCGCCGTAACGCCTGTGCATCCATAGAAGCACAGGGTTTTTCTGATATTGTGTCGTGTCCAGTCCGTCGGTCAGCACACGGCTGCCGTAGCTGTTCAGTCCACTGGTATTTATCACCACTTCTTTTGCCATTGTTCTTTGTTGTTTTTTGTTTGTTTGAAAAGTGGCGGGCTTCACAGCAGGCCACTTGTAAACAATCTATTAACCTTAACTAATACATGAAAAAACTTTGAGTTGCGGCGGCAGGACTCGAACCTGCGACTTCGGGGGAATGAACCCCGCGAGCTGCCAGCTGCTCTACGCCGCGATGTTTCCGACGCAAAATTGCAGTATTTCTTTGCTCCCTGCAAAAGCAGTGTAAAAACCTTACACTCTTTTTTCACGGACGGCCGTTTTTGCCCACCTTTGCAGTGTCTTAACATCACAATAACCATATAACAGTAAACTTATGAATGATTAGTAAGAAAGAACTCGAAGACCGACGAGAGTACGCACGCCTGCTGTATATGCAAGGCGACCAGCAGAAGTTAATAGCGGAAAAAGTGGGCGTGTCGCCCCAGACGGTAACAAAATGGGTCAATGCAGGCGGCTGGCAGGAACAGCGCGCGGCAAAGAACATCACGCGCCCTGAACTGGTAAACAAGCTCCTGCGAACAATAGACAAGATGATCGACAGCGTAGAGGTGTCAGAAAATCCAGACGTGGCAAACGGATTGGGCGACAAGCTGGCGAAGATTGCCGCCACCATTGAGAAACTGGATAAAAAAGCAAGCGTGGTAGACGCTATCGAGGTGTTTATGGCATTTGGTAAATGGCTTCAATTTCAGGCGCAGTTCGACGAAAGCATTACGCCAGAACTGATGAAAAAGATAATGAAGTACCAAGACCAGTACATCAACTATTTAATGCAAAACAAGCTAATGTAAAAAGCTATGCCAAATTACGACAAACTTACGCTGAAAGAAGCCGTCCTGCAATGGAGGGCGCACTGCGAGGCTGTCGAGGAAGCAACAACGACAAACGCGCACGAAACAGAGAAGCAGAAAAAAGAACGTATCAAACACCTGCTATCTGATTACGGCGCGTTTGTCGATTATTATTTCCCACACTACACCAGCAACCCGCAGACAGGAAAGCAGACACCCTGCGCGCCATTCCAGATTAAGGCGGCAAAGCAGATTAAAGCCGACAAGAACCTGAAAGCCGTATATAAGTGGCACAGAGGCGCGGCGAAGTCCACCCACATAGATATTTTTATACCTATGTGGCTGAAAGCGCAGATATATGGCGGTGCGGAGCTTCGCCAGTTTTGGGTTATGGTGCTGGTCGGAAAAAGCGAGGACAACGCGAAAACACTGCTTGCCGACTTGCAGGCGGAGTTACAGTATAACAAACGCTACATAAATGACTTTGGACAGCAGCACAATAATGGAACGTGGGAAGACGGCTCGTTCGTTACTAAGGACGGCACGGCATTCTTTGCCCGCGGCCGTGGACAGTCGCCGCGTGGTCTGCGCTATCGAAGCCACCGACCCGACTACATTGTCATAGACGACCTCGACGACGACGAACTCTGCCAAAGCCCTGCCCGTGTTACCAAACTGACCGATTGGGTAAAGGAGGCACTATTCGGCGCGCTGGACGGCGGACGCGGCCGTTTTATCATGGTGGGTAACTTGATAGCGAAAAACAGCGTGCTGGCCAACGTGTGTGCCATTAAAAGCGTCAAGGTGTCGCAGGTCAATATACTGGACGCAAAAGGTAATGTGTCGTGGGCTGCGAAGTGGACGCGGCAGGAAGTGCAGGCGATTGAGGACTTCACGGGCTACCGTTCGTTTCAGCGCGAATATATGAATAACCCTATCGTCGACGGGGCTGTGTTCCGCGCCGACTGGATAAGGTGGGCTAAACGCCCAGCGTGGCGCGACTTTACCGAAATAGTGCTGTACATAGACCCGTCGTGGAAGTCAAGCCAAAAGAACGACTACAAGGCGGCGAAGCTGTGGGGAAAGACAAAGAAAACGCAGCTGTGGCACTTGCGGGCATTCGTCAGACAAGCCACGGTGGCGGAAATGGTGCGCTGGTGCTATGACCTGTACGAATGGGCAGGAAAGACGGGCATAGCGATAAAATACTATATGGAGGCCAACTTCATACAGGACGCTTTGCTGGACGACTTCACTACCGAGGGCGTGCTGCGTGGCTATCAGATGCCTATCGTGGGGGACAAACGCAAGAAACCCGACAAGTTCCTGCGCATTGAAAGCATTGCGCCCCTGTGGGAACGTGGTTTTGTCTTCTACGATGACAGCCAGAAAGACGACCCTGACATGCTGGCGGGCATAGACCAAACGCTCGCATTCCAAAAGGGAATGAGAGGACACGACGACGCACCCGACGCAGACGAAAGCGCAATATCTATTTTGCAGAAGCATTCAAAGATAACAAGTTTCACACCGTCGTTCGGCAAGCGGACGACCGCAAAAAACGTAACATGGTAAAGATTAAGAAGTTTATTCAAGTATGCCTGTTTGAATGGCGTAAAAAGCGTGCCATTCGCAAGGCGCAGCGCAGTGCCGATTTGCACCGCCGCAAGTTTTTGGTGTCGGTATGGGGCGGCAAGCCCGTGGTTATATCTATGCAGGGAGTGCGCAAGCTGGTACGTCAGCACCGCTTCGCAAAAGGCTTTACAGCCGAAAAGGCGCGCAAACTGGCTATTTTCGAGGCGTGCCCAAAATCACGGTAAGCAATGTTTTTGGATATAGACGATTACAAGGCTGTATGCGATATGTACGAGATAGAGGCACTGCAAGCTGACGCAGACATGCGGGAACGTGCAGAACGTGCAGCCATTGAGGAAATAAGCAGCTACACACGCCACCGCTATGATATGAGCCGTGCGTTCCGAGCAAGGGGCGAAGACCGCAACCCTATGCTGGTGCAGTGCTGCGTTAATATCTGCCTGTGGCTAATGGTACACCGCCTGCCCGACAGCATGGGGCACGAACGGCGCGAACGCCTGTACAACGACAGCGTTAAGTGGCTGAAAGACATACAGGCAAGCAATGCAAGCCCAGACCTGCCGACCTACGTTTCCGAAGACGGAAAGGAAACAGACCTGAACAACCCCGTCAGATATGGAAGCCAGCCACCTACACGCCCGACGTGGTAAACGATTAAACAGTGTTAAACACCCGATTAAACAGCATTCAAATGGATATTTTACAGAGAATAAAAAGTGCGTACAGCACACTGTCTGGCAACAGGGTATATACGCAGACAGATATGCAGCGCGTCGTCAGCCTGATGCGAAGCGATAAAGGGCGCAGGCTGACCGCCGAGCTGATGCGACAGACCGACACGCTTACAAAAAAGGACGTGGGTATGTGGCGCGCGGCGTGGCAGCTGGCCATTAACGTGGACAACCCACAGCGCACACGCCTTTACGACATTTACACCGACAACTTAATCGACCTGCATTTGCAGGGCGCAATTAACCAGCGCAAGGGTATGACAAAGCGTTGCGAGTTCAGACTGGTAAAGGCCGACGGAAAAGAAGACAAAAAGGCTACCGATATACTGCGGCAGGAATGGTTCAGCGACTATTGCGACTATGTGTTGGATGCGCGATTTTGGGGGCACAGCCTTATACAGTTCGGCGATACCATTAAGACTGCCGAGGGCTTGAAGTTCAGCGGCGTGGAACTTGTACCGCGTAAGCACGTCTGCCCTGAGCACGGCGTACTGCTGCGCACCGTGGGCGACGACTGGCGCAATGGCATAGACTACCGGGAGGGCGAGTTTTCCCGGTGGGCGATTGAGGCGGGCAAGAAAGACGACCTCGGCCTGCTGCTGTCGTGCAGCCCGCAGTGTATCAGCAAGCGCAATATGTTAGGCTTTTGGGATATGTTCGGCGAGATTTTCGGCGCGCCTATGCGTATAGCCAAAGCCACCACCACCGACGACGGCGAACGCCGAAAGATTGAAGACGCACTCGAAAATATGGGCAATGCCTTTTGGGGGTTGTTCCCTGACGGCACCGAAATTGAGATTAAGGAAAGCAGCAGGGGCGATGCTTACAACGTCTTCGACAAGCGCATAGACCGCTGTAACTCCGAAATGTCCAAGGGCATTCTTAACCAGACTATGACCATAGACAGCGGCAGCAGCCTTTCACAGTCTGAAACACACCTCGAAGTATTCGAGAACGTGGTCGAGGACGACAAGACTATGCTTGCCTACAACATTAACGGCAAGCTGCTGCCATTTATGCAAACGCACGGCTTCAAGGTGGACGGACTGCGCTTCGAGTGGAACGACGCAGCTACGTTTTCGCCCAGCGAGCAGCGCGAAATGGAATGCGTGCTGCTGGAATACTACGAGATAGACCCGCAGTATTTCGTGGACAAATACAATGTCAATATAACGGGCGTGCGCAAGGCGAAGACGCAGCCAGACGCACTCGACGCTTTTTTCCAGTAAGCCCCGCGCAAACAGCAGAACTGCGCAACGCCTACGGGGCTTTTAACTCTGCGCTGCTGTCGCTGTACTCCGAGCCGCTGAACCTTGCGGCAGATGAATACCGACAGCCTGAATATGACAGCGCCATATTTGCCACCGCTGCCGATATGGTCTACGAGGCGGGCGGCTTCGATGCCAGCCAGCTGAAAGACCCGCGCGCCCGTGCCGTGGTCGATGAAACGATGCGCACGCTGTCCACAGCGATAGACGAGGCAGTGCCGCACGACGTGCCGCAGACGCTACGCATTGCGCTGGAAGAAAACGCATTTATCTTTTCGGGCTTTAAGACGTTCCACAGTCTGCGGGAGGTCGGTCTGTCTATGCTGGACAAGAATGGCGACGTTAAGCCGTTAGAAGCGTTCCAGAAAGACGTACAGGCCATTAACGCGAAGTATAACACCAACTACCTGCGTGCAGAATACCAGCACGCCCTCGGCAGTTCGCTTATGGCCGTGAAATGGCAGCAGCTGGCACAGAACACTAACCGCTATTTTTTGCAGTACCGAACGGCAGAGGACGAAAAGGTAAGGGAAAGCCACGCGCTGCTGAATGGCATTACCCTGCCAGCCGACGACCCGTTTTGGGATAAATACTACCCGCCTAACGGTTGGGGCTGCCGATGTCAGGCTGTACAGGTGCGACGTTCAAAATACCCGCGGAGCGACGCAGCGCAGGCAATGAAGCAGGGCGACGCAGCCACCGAGGGAGCAAAGCAGAAAATGTTTCGCTTCAACACGGGTAAGACGATGCGCCTGTTCTCAAAGCAGCACCCATATTTCAAAGCACCGCAAAAGGCAAAAGAAGTAGTCGAGGAACTGACAAAGGAACAAAGGCTCGAACAGCTACGCAAGCAGCTGCCCGACAACCTGACAGATGCCGAGAAAGACGCAAAGGCTGCCAATAACTACGAGATTGAACAGGCTTTGAAAATAAAATGCGGTAAACCCATGACAGTGGAAGAAGCAGACAAACAGCACGCAAACCCGAAACACGTTGAGAAGTTCATATTAGACCCCAAGGGGGCTTATGTGGATAAAGAGGGACGGCATTACAGAAAAAACCCCGATTACAGCGAGTCGAAAGATAAGCCGTACAACATTAACTGCCAAACCTGCACACCTGCTTATATGCTCCGCCTTATGGGCATTGATGTAACGGCTAAGGGTAACACCACAGGGTCGAAGATTGAATATCTGAGCCGTGGTTACAACAGTTGGGAAGTGTGGAAGAACGCAGACGGAACACCAGCGACCTACACGAAAATAAACGACTGGCTCACCTCTAAGAAGTACAAGCAAATGACGCAGAAACGCTGGTTAGAGTTTTTCGACGAAACTTGTAAGGAGGAGGGTGTGTATGGCCTCAGTATTGGCTTGAAGCCTGGCGGCGGACACATGACGGTATTACAACGATTTAAGGACGGAACGCTCAAATATATAGAACCACAGCACGACAACTCCGAGGGGTCAGGTCGTGAATGGGACGATATAAAAAGATTGGCAAAAGAGGGAAAAAGTACTCAGCACGGCTGCCGAGGTATCATGCGAATAGACAACAAGCTATTCAATACCGATTTCATCGAGATTTTCGACGTACATGCCGATAAAGTCAAAAACAAGTGAGTCGGAAACTTCCAGTGCCTCACCGTTCTTGAACAAATAAACAACAGGATAACCAATGGTCGCGTCAGCAGGAAATGCAAAAAGCCACGCCTTTTGCCCCTCCACGTCACCGAGGTATTTTAGTCGGTTGCCGTAGCGGTCAATGAAAGGCTGTGCCTCTTTGATTACTGCTTGTGGTATTGTTTCCTGTTTCATGCCCCAAAGATACGTTCTTTTACTCATAGTTCAATAAGTTATTAACAATAATTTCAACAATATGCAAAATATTCCAGACGGCAAACAGCTTGAAGCCAACATTCTAAAGGATATGCGTGTGGAACTTGCCGACGAGTTCGACAAGAATTTCCAGCGAAAGGCGTTTTTTACAGACAAGTGGAAAGCCCGAAAAGACAAGAACGCGCGCGGCTCTCTGCTGGTCGTGTCAGGCGCGATGCGCCGAAGCATACGCAGCGACGTGAAAGACCACGGGGTCAGCTTCACGTCGTCGCTGCCATACACCACCATACACAACGAGGGCGGAAAGGGCAGTAAGCCTGTACGACAGCACTACCGTACCAGCAAGAACGGGAAACGCTACGAGGTCAAGGCGCACAACCGTAAATTCAATATGCCAAAACGCCAGTTTATCGGCGACGGCAAGAAAACGCAGGCTATCATTAAAGACGTGATAGAAGACAACCTGCAAGCGTTCAACCTTTCACTCACTAAATTTTTGAAGCAATGAGAAAGCAAATTTATCTGAAAGTGTGCCAGCAGCTTGAACAAGTGCCTGAAATTCGCCTTGTAGGCTTCTGGAACGAGCAGCTGGCTATGGTGCAGCAGACGCGCCCGTTCGTCCTGCCTGCCGTGTTTATTGAGTTTGAGCCCTACGAGATACGCCAGCTGTCCATGCACGCACAGGAGGCAGACATTACCCTGCGCCTGCATATCCTTACAAGGGCTATGGATTTCGTAGACAACCGCGACAAGCGTATGGCGGTTGCCCTGCAATACTTCGACCTGATAGACGACGTAAACAAGGCTATGGCGACGCTGCGGGGCGACGGCTTCTCCACGTTCATGCACACCCAGTCCGCCACCAACCACAACCACGCCGAAATAATCGAAAGCATAGAGTGCTGGCAGTGCCGTGCCACCGATGCCACGGCGATGCGGCAGGCGCAAATGGCGGTGGGCGCGGGGCTGCATATCGCAGAAAAACAATAAAAACAAAAACCCCGTGCAGGTCATTTCACCGCACGGGGCTTTTCATTGGTTATCGAAGTAGTCGAACAGGGTAAGCTGCAATGCGTCTACTTTCGGCGGTGTGGTCGGTATGTTCAGGTAATTAAGATAAGTCCTGTAACACATAGGATAAATCGGGTTAATATACCTTTTCCATATCGCCTTATAACACCGCCTGTTATTGCCAGCTTCGTAGTACCTTTCTGTTATGGAGCGCAGCATTTTCGTGCGCTCTATCGTACTTTTATGGTGTTTCATAGCCTGTTTGTCCGCTTATTTAGTACCTTTGTAAACGGCTAAGTTTACGTGTGGTTTGCGGTTCCGCAGGCTGCACGCTTTTTTTGGTCAGTCGTCAGCTTCCGTTACCGACAGTGGCACGATGTGCCAGCCTTTGTCGTCCTTGAACTCTGCACGAATGAAAGTCTTTGTCGTCGAGGGCTGGTAGCTTTCTTCAATGATGCGCACACCCTCTATAAAGGTGTCGTCCTGCGTTTCCTCCGCCATTTTGCGAAGTTGCAGCACACGGCTGGCTTTCAGCGTGCCCTTCTGGTCGCGGCTCAACAGGCGCAGCACGGTATTAACCAGCATTTTGCTTTTGTCGTCCGTGGCAAGGCTTTCGATGTACTGCTTTACCATTGTGATGCCGTCCTCCACCGTATCGCGCCAGTCGTCTACGGCATTCACGCCCAGCGTCAGGCGCATACTGCCGTCGCTGTGGGTAAAGGTGTGTGTGCGCTGTGTGTCGGTCGTAAGCTGCATTACTTCCGATTTCATGCGCAGCACCTCTTTGAAGTTCTCAAACACTTTTGCCTTTACCGTCTTAATCTGTTCGGAAAGGGCGCGAAGTTCGGGCAATGCCGTGGCGATTTCGTCGTCCACCAGTTCTGCATACACTTCGCGGTTTGCTTTTCTATGCCGTGCGATGCGTTCCTTTTCCTGCTGCTTCTGGAAAGCGGCAAACGCTTCGGCTTCCGCTGTGGTCATTTCTACCACCTTTTTTTCATTTTCCATTTTATCACTTGTTTAATGGTGTTCAAACACCTGTTAATCGTCTTTTTCCAGTTCGTCCATACCATGATTGCGCCAGCCCAGCTCCGCGCTTTCGGCCTCACTCTCCGCCCATTCTGAAAGCTCTTTCATAAAGTAATAGTAGGCGGTATTGTTCAGATGCGCAAATTCTTCTTTGATGCGACCACCCAGTCGGTCTATTGCTTTACTCATACTGCGATATTTTATAAAAAACATAGTTTCTGCGGGCAGCGGTTAAGGCCATTAAGATGTCCGCCTTTGTGTCGGCTTCCGTCAGCATTGGCACACCGTTCAGGCAGATGTAGACCTCGCCGTCAAATTCGCGTACCTGTACGGCGCGGCGGCTTTCTCTGACAGCCTGCCTGCGTACTCTGTTATGCTGTCTTTCTTTCCAGTTCGCGCGATATTTGCACCACTTGCGGCAGATTGCCTGCCAAAAATCTTGTAACTTTTTCATTTCCTTTATATTTATTGTTTGTTGTTCTTATGCTTGTGCCACGTTGTCGCCGCCTGCATACCTTGCCAGCGTTTCGCTTAACATTGCCTGCTTTACGGCTTCCGCCTGCCGCGCGTCGGTCTGCTTGTTGTTAAACAGCCCGATAAGGTTGCGCAGGCGTTCGCGGGGTATCTTGTTAAAGTCGCTGTAACCCGTACACCTGCACGCTATGCCTTTTATAACGCTGGCGTTCGATGTCCTGCCAGTGGAACGCAGCCAGCTGCCTATCGCCGCCATTACACGCTTGCGCAGCTTGTCGGTGTCGTCGCCTTGCTTCTTGCTCAGCTGTGCCGACAGCTTGCCGCAGATGTCTATAAGGTCGTGCGTGTCGATGTCACGGCTGCTTTCCACGCCGTAGCTGGCGGCGATGGTCTTCTTTTCGTCGTCCGAAATGCCCAGCAGGGTGCAAAGGGTGTGGTACTTCTTCACAAGCCCCCTGTGTATTTCGTCCATTGTCTTGTTTTCCTTTGTCATAGCTCTATTTATTTCGTTAGGTTTGCCCAGTATTCGCGTGCGCCCTGCTCCCAAATGATGAAGTCCGCGCCGCCCTCCTGTTTTTCGGGTACTTCGTAACGGGTAGTTACGAATGCCTTGTACCCCTCAACTCTTATTTTGATGTCAGCGTCGTACCTGATGTTTTGCGCCGTCGAGCCTTTCGGTTCGCCATTGCGTCCCTGACTGATGTAAACAAACAGCTTGTCAGGGAACTGACCCCGCAGCCGCAAATGGTCTTCTATCGTGTAGCGTCGCCAGTATTGCACGCTGTCTATTACGATGATGTCGGGGCTTCGCTTGCGTTTCAGGCGCGCTGCCACCTCCTTCGCGCCCTCCTTGTCCAGCAGTATGATGCGCGTGCCAGCTTCGGCCATTCCGACGCGCTGCCACGCTTTTTGCAGCGATAGTGACAAGCCTTGCTCAATGCTGTCGTAGGCCACGCGCCCGAACTTCGTAAGGTACTTGCACAATTCAAGTACGAAAGTCGTTTTACCGCAGCCGCTACCGCCGTAGACAAGCCACGTGCCGCGAAGTTCGGGGCGGCCGAAGCTGTGCAGCCACCTGCCCTCGAAGTCGGCGACCTCAAACTTCGCCTGCAATACGTTTTTATTGCTTATCGCCCGTGCCATAGTCATAATCGTTTTATATCCACCTTGACGCGGCTGTTCAGATGCTGAACGCACCAGCTTAAAAAGTACAGTCCGTCGGGGTTTTCGTTAGGGTTTATGTCGGCCACCACACACAGCAGCCCTTTTGTCTTTGCACGGCGCACCGTCAGCGTGCAGGGTGCGTCGCGGTGCAGCCATTCGTCCATGATGAAGCGGCAGTCCGACGCTTTCATTCCCAGTGTGATGCGCTGCGCTGCGTCGTAACTTACGCTGTTCATGACCTGCCTCCTTTCGTCAGTTTCCAGACGGCACGCTTCACACGGCGCAGGTCGTTTTCACTGTCCCTTATCACGGCGGCGATGTCTGCCTTGTCATTCACACCGTTTGCCACGCACACGGCGGCGATGTCTTCGTCGTTCACTACTTCCAGCTGTACGAACTTCCTGCCTATGCGGCTGTATATTTCCTGATAGCCTTTGCGGTTGAAGCGCACGCCCCGTTCTATTCGCTTTTTCAGGAAGTCGGTAGCGCAGAGCGCAAGCCCGCAGTGTCCCTCTAATTGGTTATACAGTGAGATAAAGAAGTACAGCACTTGGTCGCCCAGCTTGTCGGCTTCGTCCAGAATGATAAGCGGCGTTTCTACGCTTTGCAGTTCCTCTACGATTGTGTCCATTTGGTCGGACACGCTGCCTGCCATGTCCTTGCCCAGCGCACGCAGCAGCTTTTGTATGAATGTCTTTCTGTTCCAATACTCCGAGCAGCACAGATGATAGGTGCGGGGGTGGTCGGCGGTGTACCGCTTTATGGCTTCCGTCTTTCCGCAGCCTGCGAAGCCTGTTACGGCCATTGCGAGGCTTTCGGCTTTCGCGTTGTCCAGTATAAAGGTCATTTTCTCATAACCGCGGGTCGCCACCACCTGCCACGCCGCACCGTCGTGTCCTGTCTGTGCGGCGATGCTGCGCCACATATCGTCGCTAAGGGTTTCCCAGTCGTTGTTAAGCACCTTGCTAAGTGTGGCAGAGCTTATGCCCATACTCTTTGCGGCCTTGTTCTGGCTGCCTTTCTGTGCGCAGAAACTTTTAAGGCGTTCTGCTATCAATGCCTTTTCTTCTTGCTTCATAATTGCCGTTTATTTTAGAAAATTGAATAATCGTCTTTTTCCACCGTGGCTGCCTGTGCTGCTGGTCGGGTGGCTTCGCTGATGCCGAGGCGTTTTTGTTCGCGCGGTAACTTGTGCTGTCCTCTGCTGTCTACAAGGCAGAACCGTGTAAGCACGTTGCCCAGCTGCGGGTTGTCCTGTATCAGTTGCTCCACGCGCTTGCTGCTGTCTGCCAGCTGGTCGGTAACATACTGCTCCAGTCGGTCGTTATAGTCGAACACCTTTTGCAGCTGCTCTGCGTCGCCCTCTCTGCGGTCGGCAAGTGCCATAGGCTGCACATACTTTTCTTGAAGCATATAGCGCAGCGTGCCGCTTTCGTTCACTGCCAGCACTTCGCCCATGTCGTCGGGGTCGAACAGCACCGTCCACTTTTCGCCTGCGTGTTCCCTGAAACTGATGTCGAACGTATCGTATTCGTGTTTTACGCCTAACAGGGTCGGGCGAAGACCACCGCCGCATATCGCATTCGTGTTGCCAGTGGTGCTGCCGTAGTAGAGCAGGTAGTTTTCTTTCGACAGGGGAAGCGTGCGTTCAGCGGGCAGCTTCTCTATGTAGCCCATAAATTCTGTGCGCTTACGCTGGCGTTCCGTGGCTATCATTGCGCCTATTTGCTCTTTTACGCCCTCAAAGTCGGGGAAGCTGTGGCGTACCAAGTTCAGCGCTTCGCTATTAGGCTGTTTCTTTGGGTCGGTAGTGATGCCGTAACCCGACCAGTTGTTGCACCGCTGGCAATACTCCCTGTTCAGGTAGTTAAAGTATGCCTCCACGGGCTTTGCCTTTGCGTTCTTTACGCGGGCAGGGGTCAGTTTGTCGCCCATTATCTTGTACAGCGGTGTCATTGCCTTAATGGCGTAGTGGTCGCACTGTACTTGATTGGAGCGAAGCATTTGCCCTGTCAGTTCCTTGCTGTGCTGTGCGGCATTACGCAGGGCGGCGGCTATCAGTTCGGGCGTTTCGTGCGTCCCTATGGCGTAGCCTATCGGGTAGTTGCAGCAGGGGTCGAGCACCACTTCCACGGCAAGCCTGTTGCTGTACGATGTTATGTGTCTGCCCTGTGCGTCCGTCTTCACGGTCTGGTATAGCAGTTCCACGTCCCAGCCGTCCAAGCTCCACATAAGGAAAGCGGCCGACGGTCGGCTGCGCTTTACCTGCATTGCCCGTTCGTTGCGGAAATTCGTAGCGCCGCGCCTGCCCGCCGCAGTTACGAGGTCGCGCTTCTTCAGCCATTCCCCAGCGGTGCGGGGGGTAATGGGTTTCCAGCCCATTTGCTTTGCCACCTTGTTGTAGTAGTCTGCCACTTTTACGCTGTCGAGGTTGTTCTTGTTGGCCATGATGTAAATCATTACGGCCTCCTTTTCCTCTGTGTCTATCTTGGCGGCGTGCTTCTGCTGCCACATTCCAGAGATAAAGCAGCTGTAACCCTCTTTCTGGTACTCTTTCCACTTTACCTGCAACCTGCGGGCGTTCTGTGGCAGGCTGTTGGGCCACCTGTCCCCGATGCGGGGCAGTGCCGCTGCCGCCTTGCTCCAAAATTCGCCCAGCTTTATCTTCGGCTTGCTCTGCCTTATGCGGTGCGAGTTCGCCCGCTCTATGCACAGACAAAAGGCGCGCATTACCGCCGCGTTGTTCGCATATTCCTGCTGCTTGTCTGTGGGCAGGTGGCGGCCGTCGTCCAGAACGTAGTCGCTGTAAAAGGCTATGGCCTTGCCGTCTTCCTCTATCGCTTCCACAAAGGGCTTGCTTTCCGCCTGTTCCTGTTCGTCGGGATAGCGTTTGTAAACCTCCGTGCGGTATTTCACGGGCAGGCTGTCCACGGCAAAAAGCGCAGGCGTACCGTTGCAGCCACGGCGCACGCATTCCACATTTTTGCGGCGTGCCATTGATTTTAGGCACTCAACCGACATAATGCCCATCGTCAGCTCCGTGTAGCTTATACATAGTCTATTGCCGTAATACTCCATATTTTTTATTATCTTTGTAACCGTGTTATAAATTTCATTTTTATGGATATAAAAGATTTGTGCGAATACGGCGAAACGTCGCTCGCCGTTAATGTTCCAAAGGCAAACAAACTGAAAAGCACTTTGGTTTGCCCAGTTCACAAACGTAAGGTACTATTCAAGCACGACTACACGCAGGCGGGAACGAATGCCTATATAACGCGCTACTGCTGCAAAGAACACGCGCAGAGAGTGGCGCAGGCGTTTACAGATGCCGAGCTGTTCGACAACGTATATGTCGAAACAGAAGAGCATACCGCGCCCCCATTCGTCCGTCCCTGTGGTGATTAGGAAGCCGCCGTCGGTCAGGCCGTTGCACATCGTTCGTCTGAATGTGTCCCTGTCTGCTTCGGTAAATGCGCCGCTGGTTTTATACGCTACGCCGATAAGGCGTTTATATAGTTTTTCAGTCCTTATATGAGAGTTCCCATATATCTTTCCATTCTTACTTTTCATATTTCCTACGCACGTGAATTTTTATTGTTATCTGTCTGCTCAAGTAGAGGGCAAACGTAACGCTCGCAAGTATTTAGAAGAGTTTCTGTCTGATATAACAGGCAGTCTACAAGTCGTGTGTCATACTTTCTGTGTGGCATGGGCTTATTCGTCTTTAGCACCTGAACCAAACTACCTACTGCCCTCATATCCCGACGGAGAGACGATGCTATTGCCTTTCTCCTTTCAGTATTCTTTTCTTGAACAGGCTTACCTGCGCATAGACTTGTTGCAATCGTTATTTCGCAATTTAGCTTATAAGCGAGGGATTGACGTTGTTTTTGAATACCACCTCGACGATTAAATTTTCTCTTTTCCATAGTTTGTTAGCTTAATTGGTTGGCAAACGTTTGTAACTCTGTCAGCTGCGTAATCGTGCAGCCCTCAATGGTGCGGCGCACTGTTCCGTTCTTGTCGAACACCTGCGCCGTGCCTGTCTTTGTGTCGGCCTCTATCATTGCGCCGTTGCCAAAATACTGACGCATACAGCCCTCGTGGTCGTGTATGGTTTCCTCCGCTGGCGAAAGGCAAAGCAGTATGCCGCCCTTTGCCATTGCCAGTTTTCTGATGCTACGGCTCATGTCCGTGTCGTTCCAGAATGTCAATGCACGCCAAAGTGCCATATTGCTGCACTTAAACGCAGCCTTGATTTCCTTGCGCGCCTGTCTGGTTACTTCAATTTGTCTTCTTACTGTTTCCATAATTCGCTGTTTTATTTGGTTTAACTTCCGCTTTCTGCGCAATTTTTAGTATATTTGTGCGCTGTGTTATACTAAACACGGTGCAAATATAGGGATAATTTTCAACCCGCACAAGAAATACGGTGATAAATTTCAACTCATGCAAAATATATTATCAAGAATACAGGCGTTTGTTGCACAAGAAAGTATAACTATCGGTGCGTTAGAAAGGAAGATAGGTGCAAGTAAAGGCGTTTTATCACGCGCTATAAAGAATGATACGGACATACAAGCAAAATGGCTTAGCATTATAGTTGAAAATTATCCCCTATTGTCAGGCACATGGCTTTTAACAGGCAAAGGAAGCATGTATAAAGAGGATAGTTTGATACCGACAAATAGCAGTGATGGTATTCCGTTGATACCGACGGAAGCAATGGCAGGCTTGTTTGCAGGCAGCCAAACAGTAATGCTGTCCGAATGCGAGCGATTTATTGTGCCATCTTTCCGTAATGCCGACTTTCTCATTACTGTGCGGGGCGACTCTATGCAGCCGCATTATTTTTCGGGCGATTTGGTGGCGTGCAAGATGTTGTCGCTTACTGATATTTTCTTTCAGTGGGGTAAGGTCTACGTTATTGACACAGAGCAAGGCGCATTGATTAAGAAAATAGAGCAGGGCAGCACGCCCGAAAGCATATTATTAGTGTCTGCCAATCCAGCCTACAAACCCTTTGAAATTTCACGTTCGTCCATCTACCATATTGCCATAGTTCAGGGAGTTATAAGGGAAGAGTAGTACCCTTATATAATAGGTACACAAAAAATTCTGCACGCTAAAAATCTATCAAACGTCCATTAGATACCCACAAACCATCTGAATATAAGCCACTTACGAACAAATACCCATATTTCAGAAAATAGGAATTAAAGGGGTGTTTTCTCGCAAAAAATGGGGGTTCTCGTGCTTCAAAAAGGAATTAAAGGGGGTTATTCTACTGCTTTTTGACCATCCAAATGACCACCCAACAGACCACCCAACGTGTAAAATAGCACTTTTTGAACCTCCGTTTTTTGTCGCCATTCAGGAACTGGCAGGCATATTTTTAGTAGTCCAGACCAGCCAGAACGCCTACCATTTGAATGCCATTAAACAGCCGTTTGAACACCCTTTAACTGCCATTTACACGCCCCTGCCGCTTCCTGTCATTTTCGTGACATCGGGCAAATGCCCTCTGCGCCAGTCTTCCAGCTGTCCCGCCACCCATTTTTACCCCCTTTTTCGTATTTTTCGCCAGTCTTTCCACGTTCTTTTAACGCCCACACTTCCGCTTTGCCACTTTTTAGCCCACGTCGTCGCCTTTCGCTCCTTTTCCGCATACTTACCCACCGCCCACCATTTCGCGCCTTGTACGCCCTTATTTTCCCTTTCAACGTTCCTGCGCTTCCGTCTGGACACAAAAAAAGCGACCGCCGCAGTGCCATTTCAGCACCCAGCAGTCGCCATTATTTCGACTTTCTCCCCTTTTCGATTAAACCTAATTCAACTCCCAGCCGTTCAATCTTAACCCTGCATTAAACACTTTCCTGAACAGAATTAAACCCAAATTCAACCCGATTCAACCTTTTGCACAATCTATTTCGTTTTGCTTCAACTCCCCTAAACGCACCTAACCCTCTAATATACAAAGGTTTCAACGTCTTTTCTACTCTCTACTGTTTTGTACAATCTATTTCTCTGCCCGTAGGAAGCGTTCTTAAAGAAAGCCTCTGAACCGCCTTTCTTATCGCCACCGCCCTTGTTCAGTGATTCAAGCAGTGTCGCTGCCGTTTCGGAGGCAGCAGCGAGATCGGGGATATACTTTTTCTGAATAGGATTGATGCGGTTGGAATAGCGTACATTGGCAAAGTTGATGACGTGGAATCCGCAGTTTTCTGGTAGATGACCATATTTCTTGTTCTTACAGTACTGATAGAGCAAGTTCTTGGCCAGCGTCGGGAACTTGTAATCGTACACCATCATAGTAAACCCCTTGGCACTGTGCTGCCTGATGAAAGGGTCGATGATGCCGAACGACTTACCCGAACCTGGAGTACCGAGGACAAGAGTGGCACGGAAGGGGTTGATAATGTTGATCCATCCCTTTCTCATACTTTTCTTGAAATAGAAAATCATGGGTATATTGACCGAGTAATCATTCTCTATCTTCTCTTCCATCTGTTGGAAGCTCTCTTCCTCAAAGTTGAAACGGTCGTCTCCCAGCTTATGGTTAAAATACTTACTGATAGCATCTAACCCTTGATGGACAAGCATGATACCAATGACGGAACAAAAGACATAGATAATTCGGTTGGTCGGGAAGCCCATCATTGTACCTCCCCAGGTGTCCTTATGCACAAGGACACTGGTTAGAATAAGGTAGAAGCCTATGGACAACGGATAGATGACCATTGTTTTCATATTAAACTTCAATTCCTTTCTGGCCTTAGTACCTATACACGTCACACCGATACAAACAAGCTCCATAAACTTACAGCCGAGGACACTGTTAAACAGTTTGAGTTTGTAAAGGAAGGATAAGAGAAATTTTGCGATGGGATCGCTGGAAGCGATGGGTAGATTCATCACAATCTCAAATATCAGGACGATATAGATACAACTGCGGAATATATTGTATATCTGTTGCTGCTCTTTGGTTTCTTCTGTTGCCATATCAAGAGTGGATAATCGGTTAGTTCATTTTCATGCGCAGGATCGGGCAAACCTGTGCAGGGTCGGTTTTGAGGATAGAGGATGTGTTGTCGATGCCACAAAGTGCGTTCTCGTCTGCCGAAACGCTGGGAACACTCATGAGTGTATCAAGATAAGCAGCTTGTCCCAAATTCTTTGTAGAGACAAACCACATACTATCCTGTCTTGTGCCAATGACGACACCCACGGCGGTCATCTTTGAAGCGTCATGTCCATGTGCGGATATGATACTGTAGTTTGACAGAAGGATAGATCCTGCCGTAACATTACCATGCCAGTCTTCTATATGTTCTGAACATGAAGACATCTAAAAAGACAGTAGCATTATAGCTACTGCCCATATCATAAAGTTGACTTTTCTTTTCATACTTTTTGGTTCATATCAGTTATCGTCAAAGAGGTATCTTCACACCAATGGTGAAACCATTACGGAAGGTATCACCGTGCATGAAATTCACGTTGTTCTTTTGTTTGAGAGCGAACTTCCAACCATTCGTAAAGGTATAGCTGTATTCAAAGCTGCCCTCTGCCCCAAAGAAATAATCTCCACGAAAGGCACCAGCCACAGGACCGAGGTCGAGACGGAGCGTTGAATTTTTCCAACGCACCAAACTCTTCTTGTATAGGATTCCGCCATTCCAGTAGTAGTTCTTCCAAAAGGACTTGTTGCATACTTTGCCACATTCGGGGTCTTTAGCCCAGCGGTTGCCAACTTCACCGAAGATTTCAAAGGCATTGTCATATTTCAGCTCCTTCTCATACCCAAATGTAGCATTGAGGGTATTCTGGAACAATAGTCCTGTATTGAGGGTGATATATTCGTCATCCTCGCCAGCATGGGTTTGTGGGAGTAGGCAGAAAGCCAACATCAGGGATAGGAATATCTTTTTCATCGCTGTCCTCCTATGTTATAATTATAGTTTCTCGTTAGGCTCTTCATCATCTTCTCATCGAATCCATCGGCATGAAGAATATCAGAGTACTCTATAGGGATATAGATAACACGACCTGAAATTTGACTTTCGGAAATCTCCAAATTGAGGATTTTCTCATCAGGGAAGGTGAGCTTGTTCAGCACAATCACATTGCGATAGCCCTTTTTGAATGAGTTGACCTTGTTGAGCATATAGGTTGGGGTAAGTTCTATCGTTTGAGTATTGGTTGCCTTGGTTTCTTTCTTATCGGTGAGCTTAATACGTATCTCGTCAATATCAAATTTAATCTTCGTACTGTTGTAAAGAGAGAAATCGATAAAGAAGTAGTCGTCAATGGCATATATGTTATTGACAACTGCCTTAATACCATACTTCTTATATTGAATATTGTGAAACCGGGCAGGCATGGCATAGATAGCCCAGGCACAACGTGCCATTTCTGCTTCAGGCATCAGCACATCAGGATTATTGTAACGCTTGGTGTCCTGGAGATTGATGTTGTAGATGGAATTGGCGCGAGCTGGCCCCTTCACATAGACAACATTAAGTTGTGATATGTGTCGTTCTCCAATAACCGTCATCGTACCAGCCAACTCATAATCATACATCCTGCCAGCAGGTTTGATACGTACGATGTTATCCGCACATTGATTACCGATGATATTGGTGGTGGATATATCAACGAGTTTGATATTCTCTGGCATGACAATATGGGTAGTCACCTGCTCATTCACATATATCGTGTTCTTGCGGAGGTCGCTATCAAAGATATAGGCATTCTCCATACTCTCACGATGGATATAATGTACCTTGGATGTATCGGGTACGATGTCACGGTATTTCTTCTGCGCCCAGGTTGAAGTGGTGCAAAGAATTGCTAATAGTGTTAATACTAAATTTCTCATTGGTTTCTTTGTTTTGATTCTGTATGTCCGTTAACGACTAATGGTGTCATTCTTCGGCAGAAGTGTTGATAAGATAGACGATAGTGTTATATTTGATACGAGCCTTGTTCTTGCGCATATTGGCAGAGACGGCATTGCTTGCTGACTGATAGATGTTTTGCAGTGCTTGCAATGCTACCGACTCGCCGTTGAGTGTCGATCCGTAGTTGTTGCCAAACTGCATATTCTGCTGCATGGCTTGCGAACCAGCCTCTTTCATCAAGTCTCTAAAAGCTGATTCAGGCACATAAAAGCCTTCCATACCATCATTGTCATAAACAGACAGGTTAACCTTGATAAACTTGCTGTCCACAAGAATACTCGTGATATTAGCTCTGACTCGCTGCTGACCAAAGCCAGTAACAAGGCCATAGAGATAAGTACCCTTTTTCAAGAGTACCTTGTTGATGGTAACATCGTCGAGCAGCTTGAAACGCAGTCGAGTTCCTTCATGGGCCTTGGTGGTCTTATCGATTATCGCCTTGATAAGCGGTGCATCTACATTCTTTGTAGCAGACACTGTGTTGAAACGCTCGGCATTAGGGCTGTTTACTTTCTCTACCGTCTGCACCTTTTCGGTAGCTTTCTTTGATTTCCCTCCAGTCCGGCGGTTGGAGCGTCCGTTTCCACCATAACCTCCTGCATATGGATTGCCATCATAGCCTCCGTAGCTGCCACTACCTGCATCAATGGCACGCTGTGCTGCCTGACTGCGCTTCTGTATGTATTCAAGCTCCTTGGCATAGTCATCAAGTTCATCCCGACGGCTGCTGCCACCACTGCTTCTTCTTGATCCTCCGCCGTAGCTGCCACCATATCCACCGCCTGAATAGGCGTTGATATGCTTTCTTGATTCGGCAAGACTGCGCTCCATTTCTTCCTGTGCCTTTTGCTGGGCTATACGGTTGGCATTGTCTTTGTCAATCTGATTCAATTCGCCTTCACTGTAGCCGTTACCCGAAGTGTCTTTCTCTTGCTCATCGCTGCCGAATCCATCAATAGCCGAATAGCCATCTTCGCCCATTCCACGGTCTCCCATTAATGCCATTTTATCCTTCATTGCCTGATTGTCGGCATCGGGAAGTTCCATATTGAGAGAGTCGGTAGCAACCTTCGTGGATGCAGTACTGTTACCGTCAAACATATTGGAAACCTCATATGCAAGGAACGTCAAAGGGAGGAAAACAACAAGCGGAAAGATGTATTTCGGCTGTTTGAGATTTAGTTTCTTCATTATTTTCCTTTCTTTAAAAAGTTTACGATGTTTTCTAACTGACGATAGTCCTGTATGATGCGGACAGAATCCTCATGACTCTTCACGTCAATGGCAAGCAGAGAATCCAGCTCTTCATGAATGGCAACACCTTTATCAGTGAGCTGCTTGATTTCTATCTTCTCGCTTTTCTTTCTTTCGTCGATTTGTCGAAGTCCATTCATTATAGGTTGGATGTTCTCAATCGACTCGGTCTTGCCACTGAAATCCATCTGTGTAGTATCAGTGCTGGGGCGGGTCATGTCATACAGAATAGAGATGGCTGTGGTCACAAAAGCAAAGGAAAGAAAGCCGACCACCAATGCAAAGAAGGTCTTGCGATTTTCGGATGCCCACTGATTGCTCTTCTCTATCTTGTTCTTAACATTCCATCCTTTGGCGAGTTTCCAACACACATAACGTATCTGCCGCTTATACTTGGGCAGTTCTTTCTGTTTCCCTTTTGTTGTCATGTCGTTAATATTCAAGGTCTATATTCTTCAATGTCTTCCAATGGGTGATGAGCAATCCATGAGGATTGTTCTGTGTCCTTGGCACATTCTCCAGTTCTCCACTGGTGATCAGGGTACGGCGGATGCTCTTGGTACGCCGTCTGATGTTCTGCGTTCCATAATAGGTGAACTTTCTGCTGTGTTCATCCAACTTGATACTATCACACATGATTGTACAAATAGCCGACGAAGAGACTATATCAGAGAAGAAACCGTTTTCTTCCATGGCTTGCTTCTGCTTCATACCTGTTCCATCGACCATGTACATAGCTTTGCCCAGCGTCCATTTGATATAGTCGTCATCAGGTGGCAAGGTGAAGAAGTATTGATGAAAGAGTTGTATAGCGGCCTTCGCTTCCATGACGAAGTTGGCCTCTTGTTGGCTACGTTGAGCAAGGAACGGTATATCTCCATCGAGAACATATACCTGACTGCGCTCCTCGGATAGTATCTTCGCTCCATAGGCTATCAGCATACCACATACGACCACATTGCCAACGATGGTTAGCAATACGGTTATAAGGGCAAGCCTTGTCTTTTTTTCTAAACTTTGTATAAGCATAATTATCTTCTTTATTTTTTGCCTCGATTGTAGGCATCCTTCATTGTGCCAGCTGCGCCTTTTACTGATTTTCCTAAAGAGGATTGGGATATGTCATGCCCCATTTGGCGACCTGCACCCATAATTCCTCCCCCAACTGCTCCTGCCAGTGCGTTAAGACCACCATCAACTGTTCCACGAGCACCGCTCATGGCACCTCCGACGGCAGCTGTTCCAGTTGTCGCAATATGACTTATAACACTCCCTGCGGCTGGCATTGCAACAGAAGCTGCACCACCAGAAGCTCCTACGGCAGCACTAACTCCAGCAACGCCTGCGGCAGCGGCGGCCCCTCCGGCAGCAGAACCTGCGCTTGACGACACGCCGCCTGGGATAAGCCATGAGCATACCTCTGGCACCATGCTCAATATCTTGGCTCCAGCAAGCATACCAACAACGTACATACAAGTTGTACCAATAGCTTGCATACCAAGGGCACCAATATTGTTCCAGTTGGCTGCGTTATGAAGAAGGCTGTTATAAGCTGTCAAGTCAGATCTTAAATAATACATGATTATAAAATCGACATAATATACAATAAGATAGACGAGGAATCCCCAAAGGGAAACAGTCAGATATTTAGAAATCCACTGCGACCATGCACTTCTCCATGGTGGTACAATAGACAGTGCAAACATTACAGGACAGAACAATTTTAGTACGCTTAGGAAAATCCTTTGCCCGACCAACATTCCGTAATAGGTCATTTGGAAGATAATTTCGCCGACAAATCGGATAATATCGTTAGCCCACTCGCTAATCTTTGTTTCTACAAGAACTGCTGCTTGTTGGGCATAATTCTTAATGCTATTACCAATATTCTCAACACTGTGCTGGATTTTATCCAATAATCCATCTTCTGTAGCTGCATCCTGGGCTTTTTTTTGTTCTTCTTGTTTGGCCTGCTGACTGCGGAGAGAATCTACATATTCTTGCTGCTTTTTAGCCACGGCAAGCTCTAATGTTGCAACTTGCTTGTTGGCAGCAGTGGCCATACCGTGCGTCCTGCTTTCAAGCCAATTCCCTGGAGTATCTAATGCACTACAAATTATACCTGAAAACTGTATGCAGAGGGCAAGACCGATAATACGAGCAATTTTCATTACATCCATACCACGACGACCCAGCATCATCATCCAGCATTCGTATGACCCAACGCAAAGAGCAAGGCTAATCCCCAATCCTCTTGCCATACTCACCATCTCACCATATAAGCCCTGCGTTGGCGAAGACCTCATTACGCCCAACAATTTGTTAAGGCTTTCGTCAATGACAGGCAATCCCATCGTCAGAAGCTGGTCTGTGAAGATGGACAAAGTAAGATTTATACTTAAAAGTAAATCATTCATAATCTTGATTTATAATGTTATCTTAATAGAAGGCTTTAGCAACACGAGCAAGGGAGGTTACTTTCTTCACCAACTCTTCCATGTCTTTCTTGGCTTGGGCAAAGCCTTTTTCCCTTTTGACATTTTCAAGTTCATAACCTATCCCCGTTTTTCGGAGGTAGGAGATGTTAGAAGTTATGACTTCATTCCTATCTGTGAGTTCCTTTATGCTCTTGGAAAGCTTCCCCTTACTCCGAATCATGCAATAGGTAAGACCTTCGGTAATGGAAGATTGCATACAAGCGAATAGGTCTTTATACTTTCCATATACAAGGTCAACATTGCGGTCGGCTGCACGAGCTATTTCTTCTTTGTTGAGTTCCTCTATCTGCTTGCGCTCAGTTTCAACAATTTTCTTTTTCAGCAACAATGTTGCAAGTTGTGCTTCACGTCGTGATCCAACTGTCTTTACATTTGAACTGCTTTCATCAAAGTGAACCCTATACCCTGACTTAAATCCTCTCCAATGCCATTTCAGATGTGCGCCACTATAATTTTTATGAAAGAGATAATACCACCAATCAGGGGAAAAGTCCCAATGACCTTGCTCCATAGAACGGATTTGATGCTCCATCTGCTTGTCCCTTACTGGCATTTGCGCAAACACTGTCGTAGAGAACAAGAGGGCGAATAATATAGATAAATACTTTTTCATATAGTTGTGAGGTTTTGGTTCCACTTTCCTATTATGTCATTGGTTATTCCTTCAAGCGCATCACTATTGAGAATATCCCAAATATAGTCATACTTAAAACCTCCAATATCCACACATCTACTCCAAAAGAGTGCCTGACTGATAATGCCTCGTATCACGGCTATTTGGTCTTGTATCTCGCATATCATTTGGATTCTCTCGCTAAGAGAGGCTTTTAGGATATTCGTTTCAGAGGCTACTAACATAGCCACGGATTTCTTTAACAGTGACACTCGCTTGCTGACATTATAGTTGGCCTCGGTGAAATACCACGCAATCTGGGGTTTGCGGAAGATATTTTTCCTTGTAAGCTCTACAAACCGTATGTATTCTTTGGTAGTATTTCCAATATCGAGTGTGGTCTTGGAAACGACTGCTGCAAGAAAGATCCACTGGTTCGCGTTGTTGAGTTTGGTGTTGAGCGTTGTGCGCACATCGTTGAACTTCGATGAATTGTTGGTTGCAATTTGCTGCTCACCATAACTTGTGCCTACTTGCTTTACGGCAACATCTTCGGCCTTGGCCATCTTCTTGTGAAGCTCTATCAAGGCTGAAATGGTTAGCAGATCATCTGGGCCAATAATACCTGCTTGACTTGATGTTAGGAAACTAACAAGCAGTAGCAAGGATAGAAGTGTTTTTTTCATACGATTCTCATTTTTAGATTCTACTTATTGTTAGCTATTCATATGATAGTTCCAATCGCTGACGACATCATCCACTATGTTCTTCCCCGAAAAGAAGGTTGCCCATGTCAAAGGGTCGATTGAATACATGAGGTTGCTGAATGTACAGCAAAACTCACAGATATATACAATCTGTTGGAGACGTGTATTTATATCAACTATATGTGAAAGTAATTTATTGGCTAATGTAAGTCGCTCGTAACGATCGAGGAAGTTATAACCATCACCTTTGCCTAAATGGGCGTTCTTCAAAAATGCAGAAATCTTATCATTGCTCTTCCCACTGGTAAAGGCAGAAATGTCGATCTTACCATTATTGACAATATCCACGAAATCTTCTATCAAGCCGACTACCTCCGCCTGAATATTAACAATCTCATTGAGACTGTTGATGTAATTGATACCGGGGCATCTGCCTATGGCTTTGACAGCTCTTGCCGTATTGCCTGGAACCTGAATAAACTGCTCTGCCATCTGTCTGTAATAAGCCGATTCCTCACCAAAACCACTGATATTCTGCATAGATATACGGTAGAGTTCCTTGATGGATGCCATCGAAGCAGTATAGGACATAATCTTGTCCTGTTTGGAACGGATCGAGTCCAGCTGGGCATTATGTTTATTTTCTATAAGTGTCTGAAAGGCTGTATTGGCACCAACGGCAGCGATAGCGTTCTTATCATACACCACTCTGACCCAGGCATTGGCAGAGTTGACGGGGAACAAAATGATTGTCACGACAACCATTATTTTTTTTATCTTTCCCATAAGCTCATTATGTTTTGATGTTTATTGACCAGTACGGCGAAATCAAAGTAACGTCCTATCTTCATCTTCTTGCGATCTTCCTCAATATGTGTGATGGCTTGCTCAATGTTGTTGTCAAAGGCACGCTCATAGATTTTTAAAGCCTCTTTCTCTACTCGCTCGGTGGTGAATGCCCAATACCATTCAGGGGGAACTTCCACAGAATACACGTCTGAATACTGGCCACGAGCAATCCATACCTCCTTATGATAAGGGATGCCTTCTTTGGGTGGTAAGGCATTAACCGTAAAGATCTGTTGCCTCTGCACATCGGTCAAACCGAGGATTGCGGATATATCACTGTAACGGTCTTTGAACTTGCTCTGATCCAAGAGTATCTTCACATCAGAGTTGTTGATAATTGCCTCTTTTACAATGGGCGAGTCTATCACGTCATTCAGTTCCTGGGTAACGACCCCTGCTATACCATTGAACTTACGAACTGTTTTGTAGAGGTACTTTATATATCCAGCCATCGTCGGGGAAGAAATAGCCTTCCATGCTTCTTCAATGATAAGTGCCTTTCGTCCCTTTTTAAGACGCATCTTCTGTAGGAATACGTCCATAATAATCAGTACAACTATAGGGAAGAGAATAGGGTCATCCTTTATTTTGTCTATCTCAAAAACGATGAATTTCTCATCGAAGAGTGACTTGTCGAGGTCGTTGTTAAGGGTGTGCTCCAGCTCTCCACCGATGTAGAATTGCTCCAGTATGGCAGCGAAGTTGTCTATATCAAAGTCAATCTTCTTCTCTGTCATGATTTGAGGGATGCGTTCCAGCGCAAACTCATAGTAGGTGTTGAAAGACAGGTTTTTGACATTCAACTTCTTGCGTTGCTTTTCTATCCTGTCAATCTTCTTTTCTATGCGCATGAGATATTTGCCTTCGATAAGCTCGGGCATCAAGCGCACCAACTGACGATTGGCGTTGACTTTCTCACCGTCGGTAGCTGCATTGTCATGGATTACGCCACGCAGCTTATTAACCAGTCGCTCTATCTTGGCATGATGGTGTTTTTCCTCCTGGGTAAACTCTAATTCGTCTGTATTATCGTTAGCCTTCACATTGTAATTCTTGTCAGAGTTGGAAGTGGATGATGCTTTTTCCTCCAGTTCGCTGATGGTATAGTCATCGCCATACTTCTCCTCCAGCTTCTCTTCATAACGCTCATACTCGCCGTTCTTCTTGTCTTCGAGCATCAAGCGTTCACGCAATTTCTCACGATCCCTTTCAGAGAACTTCTCAAAGGGGTTGAAGTATTCGTCGTAATACTCCACGAGTGTCTGATTGATAATCTTGTCCTCAATCTTTGTAGGTTCTTGATTACCCTTGAAGATGAGGAAGATAAGAGATTTGAGAAATTGCTTTTTCTCACCGAAGTTTAGATTATACTCCTCTGGAGTAATACTAAACGGATTCATCGAGATAGGCTTTTCCTTGCTATAGGCGATATAGGTACCATGGAAATAATGGCTGATACCTTCATAACTATCACCAGTGTCAACCATCACGACATCGGTATCTTGCATAAGGAGTTGGGCAACAACGGAGTTCATGTGGAAACTCTTACCGCTTCCACTTGGACCGAGACAAAAAAAGTTGGCATTGTCGGTGTATTTTACCTTACCTTCCTTACCAGTAATATCAATGGAAACAGGGAAGCCCTGGCGATCGGTGTAGAACACATTGAGCCTTGATTCCTCACTATGCTTCATGTGCTCTTTGTACATCAGGCAGAGGGCAGAGTTGGCGAGCGTCAGGAATAGGTCGTAATTCTTGTTGAAGGAATACGACATACCAGGGAACGAATTGACGAATAGCTCCAGCTGATTGTAGCAGGCCTTTGAAGGCATGATGCCACAGTCGTATAGCTTGGTTTCCAAATATGAGGTAACACCATTGACCTTAGCAAGAGGACAAGAAGTGATGATGTTGAAGTTTGTATAGACGAGCAACTGGCTTTCTTTGGCAAGGAGGTCTAACACAAGGTCGATGTCGGCCTTGGCAATCTTGTTGCTTGGGTCAGGCATGGAGTCGTGTCTCTTTGCTTTCCCTTGCAGTTTCCGCATCAGCGGACGCTGTTGTGGTATCTGTATGACCTGATTGTAGATTACACAGTCGGTAAATGGTATATCAGCGAGAAACGATAATAGGTCGGTAGCTATGTTGAAACCGTTTACTGCCATCGTGTTGAATGGACGGATAAAGGTGGGCAGGTCTATCGTGTCGATATTGACAAGCGAAAACGACTTGATGGCACGGTCGCCTACCTTGATGTACTCATCCGTAACATTCATGTTGTTCAACGAGAATGGATGCGGTTTGAAGTCGAAGGCAAGGAAGCGGTGGACGTACTCGGCCACTTCTTTCTTGTTTAATTTATAGTATGGGATGCCCTTTTCGACTAAGATATTGATGACCTTGCCGATTTTTGAGTGAAAGTCGAGCCATGCCTTCGGATCATACTTCACAAAGGAGCTTTGTTTGACTTCCTGGGTGATAATAAGGAAAGTACGAATGTTGGTGTATTCACGATTCTTGAAATACTTAAAATACGACTGATACAAGAAGCTCATATCATCGGTAATTTCATGCTCATAGCCTTGTCTGCAAAACACATCCTGCTTTTGCAGACAGTAGTCTTCACCCAAAGTCTGAATGATATTGCTTAGAATATCTGCATAGCCATAGTACAAGGCGGAGTCCGTGCAGTACTGCTGCACAGGGTTTTCTATTTCGATGATAACAGACCAATTTCCATTTTTCGAGAAAAGAACAGTATTCATCAGGTTGCCACGAGCGTCCTTGATGTCTTCAAGTTCCGCATATAGCTTATCAAAGGGTCTGTCTTTCTTTTTTGCCATAGTCAATATTCAAAGAGGCCTGTGTAATGCACAATGCCTTTGTAGCGTTGCTTTGCGTGAAGGCCGAGTTTCTGTTTGATGAAGATGAGTACGATGCCTGTGCCTGCAATGGCAACGAGTGCTATTGCACCAGCAAAGAAGCCCATCAGTATGTTGAACACCAAGAAGCCGATGAAACCAAGTAGAAAAGTACCTGCCGCATAATAGATGAACTTTCCACGAATGCCCATGAACTCCAAAGGCTTTTGAAGTCCCTTAAAAACAGGATAGCTGATGATTTCCTCCATGTTGGTGATGTCTTATAAAGTTAAGGTTGCTAATATACTCCGAAATAACTCCCTCTTGTGGAAGCTATCCGAGTATATCTTGAATCTGCCTACTTGAAGAACATAGGCAAGGCTGTGGCCATGGCAACCATGGCGACACAACCGCCGATGGTCATCATGATAGTCTTCTTGACGTCCTGATCACCGTTCTGCATCTTGAAATAGACGTTGAACGCACCAACCAATGCAATGACAGCTGCGATGGCATACATGAGGTTCTTGACTGGTCCCTCATAACTTTTAATTTCAGTAGTTGCAGATGAGAAGCCACCAGCACCTTTACTCTGTGCGAAGGCCTGAACGCCATACATGGCACCGAGAACGAAGGCAGCGAAGCCACGCTTGCATGAGCCATTGACACTTTCTAATCCTTTCTCTACTGATTTGAAAACTTGCTTTAATTGAAACATGTAAATTTAAATGTTTATAATATTTCGAATTAAAGTACCATACAAAGAAGCCTTTCGGCAATTTCCCATACAACAGGAAACTGCACAGGACGGCTTTGAACCTATCGTGTATTTAAATATGATAACGCTATAGACCAGCAGGTGTAAAGGCCGACTTGATGACAAAGAAGTCGGAACCTTCCTCGGTGTTTTCCAAAGAATCGACAAGATTAGGCAATTGGTCTGCCTCTATCCCTCCAGTCATGGTTGCTGGCGCATCAGGATTAGGTATGGCAGATTTTTGGGCAAAAGCTGATCCTTTTTCCTCCGCTGATGTTCCTTCGGTAGCTTTGGCTTGCATTTTCTTTTGTTCGGCAATCTTTCTGTCTTCGTTGGCATCGTATTGGGTGAAACTTCCTAATTCGTCCTTGATGTCCACTTCCTGCTCCTCGACGTGGGCAGCAACGACTATCTCACCTGACTTGTCAAAGTACAGATCATGAATGATGTTATATCCATAATAGCCTATATACCCGATAATGATAACGGTCATGAATGTTCCAAACATAGACGCAAATAAGTTTTATGTTTTTTTGTTTTTTGCAAAATTTCAAAGTTCAAATAAAGTTCTTTGCAAAAACGATTACAAAAGTATGGCTTTGGAACCAAAACACAATAATACTTGTGTCTTTTATAACTATCAAGGGAAAGAAACTGACTTGTTGATTGCTTTTTCAGTGATTAAATGGCTTTATTATCCACATAGTGTAACAAAAAAGATACGGACAACACTTTTTATGCTGTCCGTATCTATCATTAGCATGGTTCTGTGGATTAGGCTTGCTGTTGCTCCTTTTCCACCTTCCAGGGGCGGTTTGAAGAATAGTATATGCCATTCTTCTCCGTGTAGCGTGCATTGTATTTCACGTCCACCACATCGCCAACATGAAGGTTGTATTTGTTGATGTTCTCTTCACCGAAGGTTTCAAACACCCAATGTTCAGGGTATTGCTGCCCTTGCTCCTCGACCACCCACTGTTGGGATGCCCACTTGCCTCTCTGACTTTCGCCAGTTTTGGTCTCGCCTATTGCGATGACCTTTCCTTTGCATTGTGACATAATTTTTTGTTTTAAGTTAATCTATTAACCATGAATGTTCTTTCTTTTAAGTTCGGTGAAGATTTCTTCTTCTGCGTCACCGTTCTCTGTAACAAAATCTAATGGATAATATGTTATGTAGGGGAGTTGTATATTGAATCCTATTTGCTGTGCTTCCGTCTCAATATTGGCATGACGGCGTGTCTCATCATCAATATAAACATCCATACCATTATGCTCAACTTCATATCTGCATCTTTTCAGGCGGTCTCGCATATGGTATTTCTGTTTGTTGGGGAACAGCTTGATTTTTGTCTTCTGGTTGAGTCCGAAAACGGCTCTTGCTCGCTCCCTCTTGATGAGACGTACCCTTGTCTCGGACATGATTTTTCCAGTCTTCTCACGACTACGTTTTTGAAAGCCTTTTGTGGTAGCATCGTTGATGGTAGAGTGTACCGAAGAAACGGATATGTTCAGCTTGTTCGCAATCGTCCGATACGAGCTGCTTTCACTCATTCTAAGAATATTAGCCTCCAAAGAAGGAAATATCTTGCGTTTGGCGCACTCTTTCTTTAATCCCAGTTCACGAGCCTTGAGCTTAACAGAAGGGATAGATACACCAAGGGTATCTGCCAACTTACGATTGCTCGAATGGGCATAGTTTTCGACCAGGAAGTTAATCTTGTCGGCGTTCCATATGGTTGCAATTCTACTCATAGTGTTTATTCTTTTCGATATACTTATTAAGCACACTGTCTTTCTTAGCTGGAGGCAAAGGCGGACTTTCAGTCTCTTTGTAAAGCTGCTGCCCTTGTTCGTATAGTCTTTGGCCTGTTGATTTGACTTGCTCATCAATGAAGCCAATCCATGTGATGCAAGCAATGACCGCAATCAAGAGCCATTTCGAACATTTGGAAATAGCATTTCTGCCAAGTTTCTGAAAGTACTCTTTAAGCATACCGGTGTTATAACAGAGGCTTACCTGTAACCTTGTATTGACTAAACTCTTTCTTGTAATGCAGCACAAAACTATGAAGGATGGCGTTGATGATGGTTTGGGTGGAGTAGCCGCCGACCGCATATTTACGGAACGTGGCAAGAATATCCTTGTTTACTTTGCAAAGGGTCATATTGCCATCTTTCCCTACTACTTTGGGCAAGTTGTCTTCTTCTGCACACTGGGTACAGAAGGCTGTCCAAAGCTCATCACCATCTACCATTGTCGGAGCAGGAGCCTGGGATAAAACAGGCTGTTTCTGCCTTTTAGCCTTTTTCGGGGCTACTGGTGTAGGAGTTGGCATTGTCGGTGTTGCAATTTGAACATTCTCTTCTTGTGAGGTAGAAACTTCCTTTTGTCCATGAATATCCTGGAGCATCCCTTCCAATGTTCCTGACAGCTGCATCATATTCGATGCAGAGTCGGCTATATCTGATTTATACTTACTCATTGTCGTCTATGTTATATATGGTCTTGTAAATGAAATCAAAACAACGTTTGATATGTTTAGCCACCTTGTCGTTGTTGCCAATAGTGTTGTAACGTTCCAAGTCAGCATAACTACCTATGCGAGGAGCGAGAATACCGAACTTCTGAAAGTATTCGTCCACAATCTTCCATGCCTTCAACTCGCTTCCTTTGCCTATTCGCACATCGTACTTGTTGCAGACAAAGATGAATTGTGCTCTGATTTGTGGGTGAGTCTGACGCAAACGGAATACCGCAAGGATAAAGGCACGAGTGGAATCTATCGTGTTGAGATCGTAGTGATAGGGGCAAATGATGTAATCGGCATTGATCAAGAGCTGGAGCATACCGTCTTGTGTCAAACTACCTGGGGTATCAATCACCGTCGTACCTGGCAGTGTGCGCAGGTTCTTCATGATGGTGAGGGTATTTTCGGGATTCTTGATAGTCATAGACTGTACCACATAGGGAACATCTGCCTGTCTGCGCAAGTCATCCTTACGACGACCCGAGAAAGTCTGTTGTGGGTCGGCATCAATAACGAGCAAGGGCACTTTCCTATCAACGGAGAGATAGTTTGCAAACAAACCACATAGGGTAGTTTTACCGACTCCTCCTTTTTGATTGGCAAAAAGGACAATTCTGTTTTCTTGTTGTTCCATCGTCTATCCTCCTAATTGATCTTTGTGAAACCTTGCTCTGGTACATAGCCTATACTGGTTGATATGTCAGAAGGCAGTATTTCGACGTTCAAAGTCTGGTCACGAATAACTTTTTCATCTTTGTACACCGTGGCACGGATACTTACTTTACCCTCCTGTCTGTCAGAGTTGGTAAGAATAAGTGAGGCAGAAAAAGACGAATAAGAGCCTTTGATTTGAGCAGATGCCGTAGAGAATGGATTTTTCCCATAATGCTGCTCCCAAATCATATTCACATCTTTACCTGTCGAAGTGTGAATATCCTTGCCCTTGCCTTTCAAGTCCCAGGCATAAAAGGAAAGGGACGGATCGAACTTGGTATAGTCGCCTGACAAGGAGATTTTCATTCTGATGACAGAGTTTGCTGCATCAATAGCTTCAATACCGTCATCGGAGCCGTTAGAACCACACGAGGTAAAGGACACTGGCAAAGATAGACTCGCTGCCATTGCTGCAATCAAAAAATAATGTTTCTTCATTTTTATCATATTTAAATACACGTTACTAAACTATGCACCCACTTAGGGCGTGATTGTTGCGGTTTTAAAGAAAACCTGCTAAAACAACAATCTCCATAGTTTGGTAGGTCACTTGGGCAAATACCCATTGGAGAGGGACCCCATAACATGTAATTCGCTCACAACAGTACAAGTCTGCCTTGACACCCGAACAAAGGGGGAGAGCAATTAATATGATGTTGCAAAGATAGAAAAAGTCGGCCAATGTTGCAAGAAAAAAGGCATGATTTTTTGTTTTACATAAAATCAAATTTCTTGTTTGGCAAACTTTATGCTTGTTTGGAAAGTATATGTTTTGTTTTTATGCTTATTTGTTGTTTTGCTTTTATGTTAAGTTATCTTGCATAAAAGCATGAATGATGTTTTTATACAGTATAAGCAAAAGGGGAGGCAGATAGAATGCCTCCCTGATTTAATCTCATCGACGAAGTCCTGCTCCATATTGAAATTCCATACCCTGTTCAAAACGATCTGTGAAGTATGTGATCTCTCGTCGGGGAAGTCCTATGTCCTCTGCCATACTCTCCCAATACTTCATGTTCCTTGTTACATCCATGATAATGCCTCTTGCGGTGGTCTCATCCAGCATATAAAGCTCATGGGCATTGTAAAGGTGGTTGAGGGAGCTTTCATTTGTATTGGCATCGATAAGCAATGCCTGAAACATACTGTTCGTTGGGTTCATGTCATAGGCAGGGGACAATTCCCAGCCATCCTTACCAAGCAGGAAGGCATGATTCCTAAAGTGATCGTCGGTATTGCCAATACAGATGTTGAAGGCCACTCGCTTGTATAGCTCTTCCAAGTTAGCCTCTATATGGTTGCCACCGCCTGAAATGATAAAGTCCACTATATCCAAATAGCCTTTGCCATTCCTTTGTCCGTCGCCGTCAGTAAGGCCGAGGACAGTGAGCGAGGAAGCCATGTGGATTCTCTTGTTGTCTTCGGTTCTGTCAAATCGCTTAGACAGAAGTATGTCCTGGCCTGTGCCAGCTTTGATGACTTGTGTTTCTGCCACGGTGATGCCACACCCCTTAGCCATCAGATGGGCAAAGTGTTCCCATTGAGATACGTTGATGTCGTCATTGATGGAAGGGAATTTGGCAAGATAAAGCTGACCGCCACTTTGCACACAAGCCTTCGGACGTGCGCCTCCCATCGAGGAACCAGGCTGAAAGAGTCGTTGTACCCATTTCTTTTCAGGCTCCAAATGCTTGTATTCGCTTTTCTCAATCTCCTTGGCTGCTTGCAAAAGTTCGTCAATGTGTATGACAGGTGGAACACTGTAACTGGGGGTAGAGCTGATAAATGAACCGTCTGTTGGGTCTTGAAAGCGGAAACCACCCATACGCATCTCATCTTCCACACCTTTGAGATAGTCCCAATCAGATAAGGTATGGCTTGCTTTCCCTTCTGTCTCCAGTGAGGCACGGAGGTCTATCAACCGTCGACCCCATCTGTCAGGAAGGGTATCAGAGAAGCAACCGAAGATATGATTGCCCTGGCTATATTGTACGCCAGTGTAAGGGCGAAGATCACATCCAAAGTCTATCTTGGGATAGCGTTTGAGCCATGTTTTATCAAACTCAAAAGAGAACACGTCAGAACCTCTTAGGTATTCATGCCCAAGAGAGCCAACTTTCTCTTCTTTTTTATCCATCCAGTCGAAACTGGCTATAACATCTAACTTTTCCATGTGTTATCTTTTTGAAGCTCGTTTCTTATTTTTGATACCCAAGTCCTGTATCATGTGTCCTAACTCATCGTCTTTAGCCAAATGAAGAATGTCATCTTCGAGTTGCAGGGCATTGAGCACTCGCATTACCACACCGAGAGACACTGTAGGCTCACCTTTCTCCAAACGTGATAGGGTAAGCCTTGTGCATTGCGCACGTTGAGCCACCTGGTCCATCGTCAGGTCTCGGCGCAATCGGGCAAGGCGGAATTGCTCACCCACTACGTTCAATTTCTCTTGCAGTGCTCTGGTCATCCAGTTTGCTTTAGTAAACTTTGTCATAATGTATCTTTTATGGTGCAAAGATACAATAATATGTTTAGTTTATATTACTTTATTCTGGTATTTTTTTATTCTTTGCTTAATACTCTTCTGTTTCCACAGGTTTTTTGATATTCGTATAATAGACTCCTGAAGGATTGCCTCCGAAACACCAGCGGATGATTAAATTTTCATCCTCATTTCGAGGTGTTACTTTTGTACCATCTTTTAATGTAATTTCAACCCAGTCATCTTCCCCATGCTTGATGTATGCAACTTCTTCTTTTCTGAAGGTTATTGCATTAATACAGAAAATACCTTTTAGTGCATTTCTAAGAAGATCACATTGAATCAACCCCAAATCGCATATGTGAAGGAAGCGGTGCGAACACTCCTTAATAATACTGTCAGGTAAAATATCTTCCATTTCACTGATAGAATTAACTTCATATCTTTTAGTAAGATACTCTTTGACTTTATTTTTGTCGAAAGGAATTATGTTTTCTCTCACATACTCTTCGGCTTGTTCCTTATTATCAAAGAATTTTTCATTCTCTTCAAATCTATAAAAGTCGTCTCCATCAATATATGAGTATATATATGGATTTA